CAGATGTCCTCCGGCCTCTTGAAGAAATCCTTTTCTGGCCTGGTCGCCTATTCCGCGTTTGAAAATATTACCAAAGGATTTTCCAGCAGACGATACTCCAGACGCAACACCCTTGACTGCATTCCAAGCCATTGACCCCCACCCGGGTCCGGCAATTTTTTGGAACTCATCAGCAAGTGCGTTTTCGTAAACAGATTTGATAAAGGCTTCTTTGTTCATTTTTCTTCCTTTCCCATTGCCGACACTCCAAGGGCTCCGGCACCAAGGGTACCAACTCCAACAGCGGATGATGCCACAGGATGCCTTTTTATAATATCAGTGATAAGCATCGATTTTTCCTGCGGCTCTGGAATACTTTCCTGTTTGGAAAACATATTTTTAAGTTTTTGTTTTCCACCCTCATATGCTTTGTTTATAAAACCTCTTGTTTTGTCAGCTACATCCTGACTGTCTATACTGTCTATCGCGCCGCGAATATCTCTTCTAACTCTTCTACCGGCATTCTGCATTTCCGGGCGGACAACGGATTCGTTAAAAGACGATGCGGCAGCTCCAGCCTTCTGTTTAATATTACCGGCAGTTCCTCTTACCTTTTGCCCAAACTCTGCGCCGGATCTCGACGCCTTTGTTCTGGATGGTTTCCCGCGCACTGCGCCACTAACAAATTGCATTGTTCTTTTTGCGCTTGCCTTCAGGTTTTTATAAGTCTTTCCAATATTGATGCCTCCGGCTATTTTCGACATCTCATCTTCAAATGCATTCTCATAAACCATTTCCATGAATTTTGAATTATCCATAATCACTCCGTTCGGAATTTCAAAAAGTTAATGTTTGTCGTTCTTTTTGCGCATTCCGAGCATAGCCGCAGTTCCGCCACCAGCAGCCAGGATTCCACCGGCAGCAATAGCAGCTTTCGGATTGGATTTTATGACTTCGATAAGGTGTTTGCTGTCATGTTCGGTATTAGCTACACCCTTGCCGAGATTGGAAAATTGGCGCCCGTATTCTTTGGCCTCTTCTGAGATAACGCTGGCAGCATTTGATCCAACGTCTTTCACTTTTTCGAATGCTGATTTGGATTTCGGCTTGACTATTCGCATTTTTTCCAAAATCGGTCTTACTGCAGAAATAATCTTGCTGGAAATTTTTCCACCACCGATTTTTTCGAGTTCTTCGGTAAAGGCGCTTTCGTACACATTATTAATCATTGTTGATGTGTTCACGGATATTTCCTTTCTCTTGAATTGTAAAAAAGTTTAAGTGACTTGTTGACATATTAATTATATAATCTAATAGAAATAATATACATCCGGTTGATAACTATGAACAAATACAATAAATTGCAAGATCTTATAAAAAATATTATATATTTTATATGGGAGAAAGCAAAAATTAAAATATGTATAAACCACCTTTTAAAAAATTCATATTAACCTTCTTACTCTTTAATAAGACTATACCATTTATTATTGATAAGCTCAAGGAGTTTGGATACTTTATTGATGAGAAGGAAGTGAGTGGCATTTTTACAGAAATGAAGAACTGTCTTCCACCATCAATCACAGAACTTCTTGACTCCCGGGCCGCGTTTGATGTCAACAACGAATCGCATGTCGAGTGGCTTAAATACTTTGAGGTTTTTGAATTTTATGACTTCATAATCCGTCGAGATTCAGCCAAAGATCAACCAGAATATTTTAAATGGTGCAGCGACTGTCTTTGGGTCCATAGTTACAAGGATGTGATGTGTCTTATCAACATACTCCTTTTTAACGATGAGTCTCTTGATGAAATTTCAAAGATCATTATGTTTAAATATAAGAAGAAAATTGGAGTAAGTGCTCTTTTATTGTATAAAACTATGTTTTGGAATACCGACTCCATGAATGCCAAAGAGGCCTTGTACTATTGCATTCCATTTCGTCAAAACACTTTGATCATCAGAAAGCTTCGATCTGGAGATTCTGAACTACTTACTATTTCGGCGGATCTTGATTCCGGATCAGACCTTCCTATTACCTTTCACGATACCAATTACATCAAATGGAAGATTGGATATCGAGACATTGTAGCTCCGGCTGCCCACGATTTTATTGAACAGATTAAGCGCGATAGCTACTTCAAATATTATGAAACGATGAGCATGACCCAGTGTGCTGATACGTCCAGCGAAGATGGTAACAACGATGAATTTGGGGCTTTCAGCAAAAACTCCACAACCAAAAAGAATGTTGAAGAGCAGCGGGTCAAGCTTGCCAAATCGTGGATCGATATCTACATGAAGGCTAATGAGGCCATGCCTGTTGGCGGAGGTGAGACTAAGGACTTCTTCGAAAAGATGCAGCAGGTATGCCTTGATTTTGGTGAACCTGAAGATGAAAAGATTGCTCGTATCGAAGATATTCCCGGGGTTCTCAACGATGTCAAAGGCGATCTATCATCATGAACGTAACACCAGTCCAATTCGCCAGCAACATCTTCTATCTTGATGGTGCCCCGCTTGTGATGCCACGCAACACAATGAGGCACCTCTACCCTATTTATAATAAGCCATCAAGCGCCATTATTCTTAAGTTCGGCCGGCAAACGCACAAGTCGACAACTGTAGGCTTTAAGACAGCTCTTCCATGTTTGAAATACGAGAATTACCATTCGATCTACGTTGCCCCGACTGGCGGACAGGTATCCGTCTTCTCAACCGATAAGCTCGATGGCGCGCTCAAGGGATCGATGGTCATCAAAGATAATTATTTCAACACAAAGACTAAGGACCAGATCTCTTATAAAGAATTCAATAATGGCAGCAAGATATATCTAAGGTCAGCATTCCATACCGCCGATTCCATCCGTGGCATCTCGGGCGACCAGTGCTGCATCGATGAGATCCAGGACATATGCAGCGACCACATTCCGGTTATCGAGCAGTGCATGAGCCATAGCCTGGCGAAATGGGAACACCTCAAAGAGCGGTTCCCCGATCTGCCTATGCATTTATTCAACTGCAGAATATATGCCGGAACTCCCAAAACCATCGAGAACACGATGGAGCGATATTGGGACAAGAGCACGATGAATGAGTGGGTCATCAAGTGCATGAACTCCGGCTGCGGGAAATATAATTGCATCAACGAAGAGAATGTCGGGCCGACATGCCTCGTCTGCAATAAATGCAAGAAGCCTATATTCTATGAGCATGGCCAGTGGATAACGATGAACAAGGGCGGGTTCATCGATGGGTATCGGCTACCACAGATAGTGCTGCCATGGGTGAATAATGTCAATAACCCGGAAGTGTGGAGAATCAGCGTAACCAACACCCGGCAGATTTATTCTTCAGAACGATTTTACAACGAGGTGCTATCTCTGGCTTATGCCAACGCCAGGCACCCGATTTCCGTTCCCGAACTCGCTGCGTGTTGTGAAACATATGAGATGGTTCCCGAGGCAATTGGCCAATATCATCCGATGCTTCAGGGTGTTGATGCGGTTACGGCCGGAGTTGACTGGGGGAAAGGTGACACAGCGTCAGGTACATCGTATTCAGTCCTTACGATAAGCGCTGTGATACGTGGAAAATTTAAAACTGTTTTCATCAAAAAATATACCGGAAGAATGTCCGATCCTTTGCTTCAGATAAAAGATATGCTTCGTATTATTAATATGTTTAATGTCAAGTTGACAATAGCGGATACCGGTGATGGGAGAACTTCGAACGCCATGATGGTTGAGACGCTTGGTGCCCAGAAATTCGCTGAAATATATGAGCATGGAACGATTCGCAAGAAGCTTCGATGGGATAAGGAGAAGGGCCATTACATAATGAATCGCACGCGCATCATTACTGATGTGATGATGAATATTAAACGCGCCGAGGTTTCTTTTTTTAATTATGATCAATTTAAAGAATATCAGCCTGACTTCACCGGTATATATTCAGAATATAGTGAACGTACAAGAATGATGATTTATGATCATATTGTACCGGATGACTGCTTCCATTCGTGGATGTTTTCGAGAATAGCTGCTGGTATTATTAAAGGTGAATACAATAGATATTTGACCGGCGGCGTTAATGAGGATCTTGATTAAACTGGGGTTGTACAAATGAATTTAGATAAATACGATCCACCATATGGTAAAAAGCACCCAACAGTTAAAACGATACCTGAAAGATTAATGAGTGATCCTGTTCACAGATGGAGAGCCAACACCGGTATTGAATTAATTCACAAAGAGCCGACAAATGAAGAACTGTTGAGAATAATCAGTAACTGGAAATTGATGTCTGATGAACAAAAGAGACGCAGTGATAAAAAATCAATAAGTATATATGGTGTAGATAACACATCACACGCTAAAGAATTGTTGGGACAGATTAAATTGGGAGGAGTTGATATGCCATTCGAGTCAAAGGCACAGCAGCGCTGGATGTTCGCAAAACATCCTAAGATGGCCAAGAGGTGGGCAAAACATACTCCGGATATCAAAGATCTTCCGGAGCATGTCGAGCGTGAAAAGCAGGCTTTCTGGGATAAACTGGCGGCTACAGTGCAGAGACGGGTTTTATCATCCCACCCTCGTTAATGTAGATCTCAGGATTGATCTCAAGATTCTGTGCGCCACGATGGATAGTGTCGACACCTTTGTGCCTTAGTGCAGCTTGGTTCAATATTTCTTTGACTGTTGCATCAAATAATTCGTCGTATTGCTCGACGCTCTTTTGATATTCAGAAAGGTCTGCGGATCTGAACTCATTAATCAAATTGTTCTTGATCTGCACCATCGCATCGAATGGGACGCGACCGCGCACCAGGACTCTCTCGAATAATTTTGCGACATATGATTTGAATATGTCGGTCAGCAATTCTTTGCGATCAAGCTTGATATCAGCGTTGAAGATCGCATCTTTCAGTTCTTTTTGGAAATTGTAATCCATGTACACCACCCTTCTTTTAAAAAAAATATATAATCAAAAATAAATACTTTCAATATAAAAGTTGATAATTGACGCATATAATGTTATATTTTTATTATAAATATAATGGAGGTCTTCGTGAATAATTCTTATATATCTGACTTTCTTGTAGAAATGGAAAAAATATCGGGGCCTTTAGTCTTTAGGCCTTGGTTGAGAAATGTTGGAAGATCAATAAAAAGAGCGTTTGTCAAAGATGTTGAGCCGGCAGCACAAGCCGCTGTAAAAACATTTAAAACATACCCCATTCGGCAAGAAGCAGAAGCTGTTGCCAAGCATGTCAATCAGGCGCCTCAATTTCACGTAAGGAAAACTCCAGGTGTTTCCGAAATAAGTCAGGCTGAAATTAATAATAATCTAAGATCGGCTGGGAGAGGACCAACAGCAACCCTACATGGTAATGCCCCGGCACCAGCACCGGCACCAGCAGCATCTGCGATACCTATTCATGGGACTACTCACGGCGCATCGACAATAACTCAGGAAGAAATTAATAACAATCTAAGGGCAGCCGGTAGGGGCCCGACATCGACACTACATGCCCATGTTCCAACAGCGGAACCCACACCTGTTGCGGCAGCAGCGGCTGCTACACCAACCCCTGGTACGCACGGAAGGACCGCTGGAGTTAAAGAGATTACACCAGAAGAGGTAAATCGGAATCTTAAATCTGCCGGAAGGAACCCTGCCGCAGTCCCAACAGAACAGAATAATAATGTTGTTGCTGAAAAGAAAAAACCAGGATTTTGGAAAGGAATGGGAACTGCTGCCAAAATAGGAATTGGCGGCGGAATAGCAGCCGGGGCTCTTGGTGCTGGCGGAGTTGCATATGGAGCCATGAGGACGCCGACAGACATACCTGAACCGTATGGACAATAAAATGTCAGAAGAAATTATACAGTCTATTAAAAATATTGCCCATAAGGTATCCGAGGACTATCTGCTCTTTGGAAAAAACATGAACAACTCCATTGTCGAATCGTATTTTAGTGGAGAAGTGGGTAATGACGAGATTTTAAAAAGAATTTGTGAACATGCTAATCAAAATGTATACCTTGGACTATTTAATAACCCATCCGTCAATAAGGCAAATATTACTTTTGATCTTGCTGATTTCAATCAAATTATCCCAATAATAAGGGAAAGTGAGTTAGCCATGAATGACATCAAGACGCCACCTGAAGACTTCCGAAATAAATTGAATCAAGTTGCTACGCCGATTCGTTATAACGAAACTGCGCAAGAGCAAGAAGACGATCAAACCAATGAAGCCAAATCTGTAGAAAAGGAAGCTCAGCTTTATGAAATCGTTCAATACAGAGATGTGTTGAAAAATTTCATGGACAAAGTGGCAACAATGATATGCTCAGAGGAAAAAATAGCAGAGCAATCATTCGAGCAGATGCGACACGATGCAAAGATTGTTGTGGCAAAAGGTGACTCTATTGGCGATCTTGCTAAAATAGCATCTCGAAATATCAAAGAAATGGGTGGGGATTTTACCAAAATCGCCCAGGCATACGACGAAATTAAACTGGAATTAATCGATCACAATTTCAGTGTCAATACCAATTTTACAAAACTATCTTCTATGAGGATTAATCCAAAAGCGGAAGTTTTAAAACCAGTTAATGATTTTTATTTTTCATTGTGCAAGATGGCGGCGTTTGCTGAAATGAAAGATAATGTTTCGTCTATACTGAAATCATTTGACAAAATTATATCGAATGAAATGAAAAAATAATGAATTTCGATGCCCCAACATTGATTACCAAATCGAATGAAATTCGTAATAAAGGCGATAGCTTTGTTTTAAACAAACTGATTTCACCCAACGAAAAGCCTCGGGGTACAGAATTTAAAGACCGAATAGCCCCAATGATGATTAGCGGACTCGGCACCCTAGCTGCGGAACTTGCAGCATCAAAATATTTAGTAAAAATCCCAAAAAGTCTTATGATAGGAATGCCAATTTCTTCAGCATTTTTTGGATATTTTTATCCAGAAATTTATAATGCTGCATTGAAAAATAAACGTGGAGAAATCCCAGACCAAGCGGCTAAAAATATTATGAATACTTTTAATTCTGGGGCGAACAGAATACAAGAAAGATCTTTTGACGTTGTTGATTCTATTGTAAAAAACGCAGGGCTTGGAAAGGTTATGCTTAAGGGTTTTGAGCGACTTGGAGGCGGCGGAATAAATGTCGGAAAAGCCATTGCGTCTGGGCTCAAAAGAACTCCAAAAAATGCCCCTTGGGGTGAAAAGGCTTTTGGATGGGCGACTAAGGGGTTGGCATTGGGAGCTGCAGCAGCAGGCGGAGCAACAGTTGCTCATAAAATAACCGCACCCAGATCTCAAAGTAATTATAATACATTTTTGAGAAACAATATTCTTGCTGGTAACGTTTCCCCAGAAGAGGTTCCAATAAGTGATGCAAAGTATGTTAACGAATTGGGGATGAGATAATGTGGATTACATCATTTCGTAAAGAAATGGAAAAGATGTCCGGTGTCCCATGGGGAGCTGTTACAACCGGGGCTCTTAATGCAATGGATATCAATAGCTCGTCTAAAGAAAAAATGAACGAAGTCAAGATGACACCGTTGAGGCAGCAAGCTCAGGCGCTTCAGCTTCCGGGATCAGGCGCGATGGGCTTTGAGGGTAGCAAGCGCATTGATGTAACGGCAAATGAAACTACTGACAAGTTTTAAAGGAGATAGATAATGGAAAAAACATTGAAAGAAGCCGCCGACTCACTGCTTCAAAAAAATAAAATCACTAATGAAGAATACGATTCCCTCGATATTGAAAAGAATGGGGCGTTCCCAGTTCGTACATTTATTTCTCAGAACATGGCTTCTTTTGGAAAAGGCCTTAACGCCGCTTCTGGAAAAATTCAACAGGCTGGCGCTGCCGCCGTCACACTTGCAACTGCTGGATATCTTGCAAAAGAGCTGATTGCAGATCCCGCAATTCAAGCTGCGAAACTGAATAATTCTTATAATCAATTGATGGCAAAAACTCCTCAACTTCAAAATCAAGATCCAAACACCGTAAGGGATTATTTCAATATCGTAAAAACATATTCTCCTGCAGCGGCATCTAATCCGATCGTTGCTGGTGCCCTTGTGAATAAAATGATTGAGTTTGGCGGTGTCGACCACAAACTTATTATGGATTTGATGAGTATGCAGGAGAAGGTGCCGTCTCTTGGGGCGATGCCACTTTTCATTGGTGCTGGAGCCAAAACTCTTGCCGATCCAGATGTGACATCCATTAATCCAAAACCGGGTGATCCAAAACAAAAAATTAACTATGGATACAAATCGGACAGTCGTGGTGGATCACATTCTATTTCTTTTGAAAAATCTTTTTAAAGATAAATATTATGATACCAGTATTTGAAATAAAAAAAGAATTTGAGAAAGATGCTGGAATAGCGTCCAATGTCGCTAATTTTGTAAAAGCGCATCCTGTATATACTGCCGGGATAGTTGCTGGTATTCCATTGTCTGTTGCCGCAGTTCGCGCCGTTGCGTTGCCATATATGGCCATGCAGCAAAATAGTCAATTAAGAACCAGCGAGGCGCAGTTTAGGGTTGAATATGATCAGACAAAATTGCTGAACGAAATTGCAAAATCCATCAGGGAAAAAGATAAAGTTCAGCCGACTCAACTTAAAAAAATTGAACCGCTTGCATAAAGAGATATTATGATTAAATATGTTGAGTTCGATTCTTTCGATGAATATGGGCAACATATTATCCCCGTAAATAGTTTTTACCATATGAATAAGATGGCGTCTGGTTCATATTCTCCAGAATTGATGAAAGTCATTCTGAATATGAAGCGACAAACCGATAAATATTATGTAGTAATTAATGCTCTTGGGTCATATGAAATTTGGGGCTGCAATCGTAATGCTGATGCTTTTCCGGAGTCTGGCCTGATACACAAATCTCTGCGCACCGATATGGGAACTCCAAACGATTATGGATACAAAACTTTTGAATATTACGCCAAACTGTATAAACATCATGTAAACAAAGATCCAAAAAATTCATTTGGTGATATAATTTTTTCTCATTGGAATCCATCTCTGCATAGGGTCGAACTGATAGTCGCAATCAATGTCGATAATGCTCAGGATATAATCAGCGCTCTTGATGCTGGCGATCAGGTAGCGGTATCGATGGGATGCAAGGTTAAATATGACCGTTGCAATATATGCGGAAACAAAGCGTCAACTCGAGAAAAATATTGCAAGCACGCAAAGAATTATTTGCGCGAAATAATCAGCAAGGATCTTGCAGCGCAATGGTCAAAAGAAACCGGAAAGGTTATACTCCCGGGAACACAAGTTTTCGTTTATAATGATTATCCAAGATTCTTTGATATCTCTCGCGTTTACATAGGGGCAGATAGAACGTCTTACGTCCTCGGTAAAGCTGCATCAAAAGGGCAAATGTTTTACTCTGCAGATATAGCCGACGCAAAAGGCGTAACCGATATCATGATTGACAAATTGGCAATGGTAAAAAAAGAAGGAGATATCGATAAAGAGGTTGGGGGCGCGCTTGGCCCACAAGATATAGATTCCGTCGCAATTCCGAGAGGAGATGCTGACGGCACAATGAATAGTGCGGAAGAATCTGATATTATAAGAAAATCTCTTGATGAGAAGATGAAAAATACTATTATTGACGAGCAGCAATTGCCGTCAAATTTTCTCGATTCGATGGCCACATCGCTTCCTCTGGAAACAATATTTTCTACTATGCTTGGTTTGGGGATTCATCCTAAACCGGTAGAGTTTCAGAGAATAGTTCTTGTAAAGATAGGGCAAAAGCCTCTTGCAGACGAACTCGAGAACAATAACACAATTTTTAATTATCAAGACGAATCGAATCCGATACCTATTAATTTTGGAAACTCTGATTTTAGCGATACGCTTGGAAGAGCACTGGTTCCATTTCTTTCTGAAAGAAGTTGCTACCCGGGAATGCTCGGTCCAAGAATTCGCGCAGTTATTATAAAAACGGCGCAGGAAAATCCAATTATTCCTTGGCCAACTTCACAAAAGAAAGAGATGAAGATTGACCCCAATCTTGCTGCACTTGGAGGTTTAGCGGCTTTGTTCGCTGGACTTAAAATGAAAGCTATGGGGTATGGCCCAAGAGAATTAGCGGATTTCTTTGCTAACAAGCCATGGTTACAACAAATTATTGCAGGTGGTGTTGTTTGGAAACTGTATGACGAAATGAACAAAAAACAGAATCCAAATTTGCCATTGATTTCTGCAGCACAGTATAATGGCATTTTGCCAAATACAAATTTCTCAGGACATTTTAAACAAGCCAGCGAGATTATTACAAACCCTACAAGGGTTTTGAAAAATCATCTTGGCGTGGGACTTGTTACCGGGTTAGCTTTGCTTCCGGCATCGTATATCGCAAATGCGTGGAACCAAAAATCAACTTATCAAACTGGGCGTCCGGCTTTACCAGCATCTGAAATAACAAAGAATCCTCTTGGTGCCGCTATTGGCGGAGGGGTTCTTGCTACTGCTGGAATGCATTATGGCCCAAAAGTTCTTGGTAACATGCGGGATAAGATAACAAAAGTGTTGAAAAGATAATACCATGTAATTATAATAATGGTATTAGAAAAATTGTGCTAATGTTATTTTGTAATTTATATTAATCACTGAAACTCATTTCAAATTCATACGGAGGTTTTCCATGGAACGCAAGACAAGTAGCTTCGAAGATCATCTCAAAATGGTTGAGGCTGGTCACGACAAAACAGCATCGCAAAAGAATACCGGTAAATCCGACGCATCCCTTCTTCAGAAACTTGCTGAAGAGCTCGGCGCTGGAACTCCTCCGGTAGCAGAAGGTCAGAAGGAAATGCCGGGTCAGAATCCTTCGGCGACATCTCCTGAAGTTGCCAGCGCAACTGATGGTGTCATCAATCAGCAGATGGTCGCTGCTGGTGGCGATCCCGCCCGTCAAGCTGCAGGTATGGTTCCGCACTTGACCGCCCCTGTCGGCGCCGCTGTGCCGATCGCAACCGGAGAAAACACGCTGACTATCGCTGAAAATCTCAACCGCACTCCCGAAGCAGTAGCCGCTGCTGGTCGTGGGGCTGGTGGTGAGCAGGGTGGAAAGCTTGAAAGTGCTGCCACTCGTCATCCCGAAGCTGCTGAAGCAGAGAAAATCGGTCAGATTATCGCGAAGTCATTTCAGGCCTCTTTGGAAAAAGATGCTGAGAATCAGCAGTATGCTGATGCTCTCGAAATTCTGAAATCCGCAGAGCTGCTTGAAGGTTACGAAATTAAGGATGAAGGCATTTCCAAAACCGCCTCGATTCATACCGGTGGACTCGAAAAGATCGCAAACAATCAGCCGCTTTCCAGAGAAGATATCATCTCTGCCGCTGCTGAGTATATCGATCTCGAAAAGCAGGCCGCCCTTGCAGATGCTGCTGGCCGTGAAGATGCTCACAATTTCGTTGACTTTGTCAATTCGATTCAGAAAAATGCCAACGAAGAGGGCAAGGACAATGAGAAGGTTGCATCTCTCATGCAGGATCAGGAAGTCGTCAATGCAGTCAACATCCTGAAATCAAAGGGTCTCCTGTAATCCAAAGGGAAGCGATATGCTTTTCAAAGAAACCAATCTCGGCCGGCTGATCCTTGAGAGTATTCCCATGGAGAAGTCGGCTGGGAAAAAAGTAAGAGTCGACCCTCAAGAGGCCGTTAAAATTGCTAACGGCCTCGCTAAGGTCGCGTCGTATGAGTACAATGCTCAGGCCTATCATTCTCTTCAAGAGATGATGAAGATGGCCTCCGATTGTATTTTGAATCTCAAAACCGCTTTTGAGGAATCAATGGAGAAGCAAGCCCAGCTTGAGAAGGCTGCCGATATCCGCGTAATGGTGGAAGATATGGCGCTGCAAGGTTTGATGGGCGAGCATGAAATCCATGAGAAGGTCGCAGAATTGATGAACCAGTCGAAAGAGCGACTCGAAATTGTCAAAGAAGCTATTAAGCTTGCTGGAAGCGGGAAGAGTGTCAACATTTTCTTTAATGAGGATCCCACAATGTCGAAAACGGCGTCGGGATCCAAGCGCGGAATGTTTGATTCTATTATCGGTTCTTAAATCGTAACCAAGGAGAAAATCATGTTGGAACTTCTCACCCCGATGGTCAAACTGGAGCGCGTTTCCAGATCCATCGATCCGGCAACTTTTGTTGCGGCTCCCGGGGTCTGGGCTCAGGTCCAGTCCGATGGATCACTCATCAATGTTCTTGCTGGAGTCAATGCAAAAGTCAACAAGCTCAATATCGGCAGCGCGTCCACCAACGTCTATGAATCTCATGATGTTGAAGTTGGCCGTATCACAACCATGGAAACACATGGCGTTCGCGTGAAAGTCGACACCGCAGGATACACCGGAACACCGTCATTCGGCGATCTGCTCGTCGTATGCAGCGAAGCCCTCAAATTGGGCAAGCTCGTTTCGACCGATGAAGCTGTTGGTGGCACGTATGAAATCGTCGCTCGCGTTGAAGAGGTAAACTCTTCTGCAGGCTACATTATCTATCGAACCCTTTCACCCGCTATGGTTACCATCTAACAACTAACAGGTTGTTTTGGAAATCAAAAGAAAGGTAGAATAATCATGTTTGAAATTCTTACTCCGATGGATAAAGTAGAGCGCGTTTCCCGGGCAATTAATCCGGCAACTTTCATTGCTGCTCCTGGCATCTGGGCGTATCTTGATACCGATGGATCGATCAAGAACATCACCACCGCCAGTAACAACGTCATCAACAAACTCGTTATTGGCAGTGCGTCTGCCAGCGTTTACGAGTCTCATGATGTTGAGGTTGGCCGTATCGCAACCATGGAAAGCTTTGGCGTTCGTTGCAAGACCGATACCGGTTTTACAACTGCGCATGGCATTCCGGTTGTTGGTGATATGCTCGTTGTCAGCAGCAATGTTGCAACTCTCGGAAAGCTTATTCCCCTGCGTCTCTCGACACCAGGCACATATGAAATTGTTGCCCGCGTCGAAGAGTACAGCAGCACTCTGGGATACATCATTTTCCGAACACTGTCACCCGTTATGGTAACCAATGCAAGCAGCACGTCGTCGTCTGTTTCTGTGTCAGTGAGCCCGTCAAGCTCTGCTAGCGGATCCACAAGTCCGTCAGCATCAGCGTCATCATAAGCCAACAATGGGTTGATGGTTTATGACCATCAACCCGATTTAAGAAAGGAATACGCCATGTTTGAAATTCTAACGCCGCTGGATAAGGTTGAGCGCGTATCGCGTTCGATCGATCCGAGCACGTTTACGGCTGTTCCTGGCATATGGGCATACATTGCTGACGACGGATCTCTGGTGAATATTATCACAGGTACGAATAAGCCGGTGAACAAACTTGTTATCGGCACAGCGTCGTCAAATCAATACGAATCCCATGATGTCATGGTCGGCAGAATCACGACAATGGAAAGTTTTGGCGTGAGATGCAAAGTTGGATCAACTCTTTATACTGGAACTCCGGTGCTTGGCGACTATATGGTTGTCAGTAGCGCCTCCGGGACTGAAGGAAAGCTTATCCCTCTGCGCGTTTCTGCGATCGGAACATACGAAGTTGTCGCGAAGGTCGAAGAGGTTGATAATACTGTTGGGTTTATCGTCATTCGTACATTGTCATCGACAATGAGCACAAATGCTGTAAGCGCATCAGCATCAACCAGCCCGTCAGGTTCGAGGAGTCCGTCTGGGTCTGCAAGCCCGTCTTCGTCGGCAAGTAGATCGACAAGCCCGTCTTCATCGGCAAGCGGTTCGTTAAGTCCGTCTGGTTCATTGAGCCCATCAGGTTCAGTAAGCCCGTCGGCATCAGCTAGCGCATAATATGGGCCGGGGTCGAGCCTTTTGATCGACCCCGCTTAACTGAGCGTATCAGTGACAATCTACACAAATTAAACGAGGAGTGACCATTATGATGAGAGATCTCTCGGCCATTCAGTTCAATGAAGCTTTCCTGGATAAGGTTGCTACCATTGAAGGCCAAGCCCAGCTCACCGAAGCCGGTCGTCAGTATGTGAAGACCGAACTGCAGGAAGCCGCGTTTTCACGCGCCATCATCCCGCAGGAACCGATCACGACTTCCGATTGCCAGCGCAACATCAACGACAACTCGCTGTATGTCATTCGTGACATCGAGCCTGATGCCGCTGCTGTCGGTGTTGACAACCTCGGCGAGCCCAACGGTAAGTACGTCAAGGGCGAACGTTACATCATTCCTGTCATCAACTTTTCGACCAACCGGTTCCAGATCACGGTCGAGGATCTTCGTGCCTACCAGTACAAGATCACGAAACGTATCGAGGACAAATCGGTTCCCGTGCTCGAGAAGCTTGAAGACAAATTCTTCCTTCGCCTGATCGGCGCCGCTGTTGCCGCTGCAACCGCCGGATCATGCAAAGCTGTCAAGTACACCGGTTCGCCCACGGTCGATCTGGAAATTTCGACCCGCGATATCGTCAAGATCAAGAACACCCTCGCCTCCGGTATCAACGGAAGCGATGCGAAGCGCAAAGAAGTCGGTTGCATCCTGATGTGTCAGGAAATTTTCGAAACCGCAGTCATTCTGCCGAGTGCCGGTGATGATTTCGGTAAAGACCGCGTTCTGAACGGGATTTCTTCGGACACCCTGTTCGGCACCAAGGTCGTTCGGACCATCAAGAGCGACATTCTTCCGCAGGGCCACATGTGGGCCTTCACGACCCCGGACTTCCTCGGTCACAACTTTTCGCTGGGCGATCCGAACTTCGAAATCAAGTCGAATTTCGGTCTCATCGAATGGCAGACCAAGGAATCGATTGCCATGGGTATCGGTAATGCTCTGTCGGTTGCTCTCCTTACCCTCAAGGGTTCGGTTGCACCGGCGACAGCTACCGGCCTGGAAGTCAGTTCTTCCGGTACAGTCGATGCTGCGATCACTGCTTATTACGCCTCCCTGAAGGTGTAATCTGGTCAGTCTGGAGACTGTGTGTTACGCAAAGGCCTGGCCCCAACTGGGTCGGGCCTTTTTAACTTAAAGCGGGGGACCTATGGCATTAGACATCGACACGTACACAGCGGCCCTACGGTCTTTCTTAAAAGACACAGAAGCTCTTAACCGTCTTCTCAAATTCGAGAAAGAAAATACTGACGGTGAACTTCGACTTTATCTCGACATGGCATTCGGTTTTCTGAATGCAATTCCTCCATACATCGGCCCATTCGGCTGGGACACATTCCCAATTCCAAATTTGGTAATTCATCAGGCGACAATCGAGTGCCTGATTTCAAATAGCATCGTGCAGGCGAGAAACGAACTCGCATACAATAATGGTGGCGTGACGGTAAAGATCTCTGATGGCAATAGGTATCTTAATATTTTGCAACTTCTGTACCGAGCGACAGATCAGGAGATCAAGGCATTGACGACGATTAAGATTGCGATTAACATACAGAACGGCTACGGAGGGGTTTCAAGTCCTTACTCCTACCTTCATGGCAGGTCGGCTGTTCTTAACCCTAACTCTATATTAGCAGGGTAGTTACAACGTTTACTTAAAGTAATACAAAAAGGAGTTCAATCATGAAACCATTTACGAAACAAGCTGCTTGCGCTGCTGGCAAATCCGCTGCGCAAACCGCAATGAAGCAATCCAAATATATGAGGAAGACGGCTGAGGACAGCGCAACATTCAACGAGACTGTTCCCCAGATCGCCCCAAATCAAAATCCGAATGATTTTTACGGAACGCAGGGTGAGAAGCAGCCCTACAAGAATACCAATGTCCAACAGGCTGGACAACAAGATCAATTCGCAGCAGTACCGGCTGGATATGAAGATCAGCAAGCACCTATGGATTTTCCACAAGCTCCTCCTGAAATGATCGGTGCTGCTCAATCATTCCTTGGCCCCGATGTTATGCAGGCTGCAAGTCAGGGTGACGCCAACGCAATGGACCTTGTGGCTCGCACTGCTGCCCACGTAGGCATGAACTTTTCGAACATGGCTTCCGCAGCACAGCCTGTCGCCGGAATGGATCAGGAGGGCGCGGGAATGCCTCAGGATCAAATGGGTGGAATGCAGCCCGGGCAAGGTCAAATGGGCGTCTCTTCTCCTGAAGATGATCTGATCAACGAGCTTGTCCCGAATATGCAGACTCAGATGTCTCCGATGCAGCAAACGGGAGAGGCTCCGGTTCCCGGCCAGCAGATGCCGCAGGGTAACGGTGCAGATCCCGCTCAGGAAGCATTTGTCGGTCAGAATACACCGCAATCGCCAGACGGCGCACCAAATGGTGCCCAAGGCGGATCGCCTGACCATATCGATGTCCACACAGTCGCAAAGCTGATCAACCTGGCAAAGGCGGGAAAGATCTAAAAACTTTGTCGAGATTGTATAATTGAGGCAGCAATCCTTTGCTGCCTTTTTTGTTTCTAAGTATATTATAAAGAAGAGGTGGCCAATGTCGAACATAACAAAAAATTTTGCCTATGCAGAATTTAGAACATACGGGGCTCCTTCAACGTGGTTACCCCTGAACGATTATCAAAAATTCCTTATTGATAATCTTGCAAAAAATCTGCAAATCATTCGTGATCATCTTCTCGCAAATTGCTCCATGACTATTACTTCCGCCGTAAGGAATGAGGCTGATTTTTCACGATTAAGTATTCTTGGCTACCATCCCGCCGAGGCGTCAGATCATTATTGCGGAAATGCCATTATGATCAACCCATCATCTAAAAATTTTAAGAAATACGGAAGATATTATTATCTTTCTTCCGGTGCTGCAGACATAGTACCATCAGGTATAAGCGTCGAAGAATTATTCCAACTTGCTGTGAAGCTTACCCGATCGGATGTGTGTAAGTTCGGACAAATTATACTTGAAGAGGATAGGAGTCGAAATACCAAGTGGGTACACTTTGCGAATGATTACAACCTTATCTTTTCAAAAGATGTGATTAATTTTCTGGGTCGAGAAAAATTTCTTACAACAAATGATGGCGGCAAAACGTACAAGATATATAATTAAACAGGGGATTAAATGTACTTTACCAGCGTAGAAGTCGTCAAAACAAGGGAGAATTTTTTCTACCTTGAATGGGATGTGGCTCCAGATCCATCTGCATCCGCGTCGACTTCGCCATCTGGGTCAGATTCTCTTTCGATATCGCATTCCCCGTCAACATCTCCATCCACATCGCCTTCATCTTCAGAATCACCGTCAGCATCAGCGTCGCCGTCATTTGCAGACCAATCAGTTGACGATGTAAAATTCCAAATCCATTGGTCAAGGGATCCCATATCCGGGTTTCTTCCAGTAACTGATGGGGATGGTAATCCGATAGAAATCGACGGGGCGATCGGCCCGCTATCCTACACTCACCAGGTTCGACAATACGACTTCAATCAAGACAGCTATTATAAAATATTGTGTCTTGACAAAGTGGACCCGGTCCAGCAATTCTTTTCATCAACAGTATTCATCGGGATGTATAGCGATGGCGTACACGAAACAATGCGATACGCCGAAGAGATTCTTTATTCGTTCTACCACGGTGAACCATGCCTGATTATCAAGAAGAAATCGTTTGGCGCCAGGTGTCCACACTGCTGGTCGGCCGAGCGACAACAACGTATTAGAACTCATTGCGATGTTTGCAAAGGATCGGGATACGTCACCGGATATTATCAGGCAATAAGTGAGCAAGTTGCATTTGATTCAGATCCGAAGAAATCAGATTCTCAAAAAGAATTTGAAAATGTATTCGATACAATCCGGGCAAGACTATCCAACTATCCATTGGTTCGCCCGAAAGATTTGATTGTCAATCTCGACAACAATAAACGATTCGTGATCAACCATGTTGAAACTACAAAGCTTCCAAAATTAAGCGAGCTCGAAAGTTCAACAAAGGTCTTATCGAAACAGAATTACATTATAAGCCAGCTCCTTACTCTCGAGGAGCTCAATCCTGATGACAATGAATATTTCATAGATATTGAAAATATACCGCCAATACCAATTACCGATGAGGGTCGTACTGGAAGTACGATGCCCTTTTTTAATGATCACATGCCCGTAACCGTCGATTCGCCTCTTAAGATCGACGATGGGCATCAGCATGTGATATTTCAGTATTCTTCAGATGATTTCCAATTAATCAGCGGAATCTTTACTTTAAAGAATACCGTTGGTTCAATCGGAACCGCCACCTATGTTGCGGGGGAAATGTTAGCTCCGGCTCTTAAGGCTGTATTCGTAAACGACGATGGTACCGTATCCCCTGCGGATTGTACCGATATAACTCAAGTCGACCGGGTGGTCGGCATAACTCTGAGTGAGGCTGCCACTGGCAATAGGGTGGTTGTTCAGAAGATGGGGCAGCTCACATACGAACACTGGTCATGGATTGTTGGAAGAGGAATTTTCTTCGATCAATACGGAGATCTTACCCAGACAGTTCCATCGATCGGTTATTGGATGAATATTGCAAAAGTTATATCGCCAACTACCATTGAAGTTCTTTTACGATTACCAGTCATAAGAGTTTAGGAGAATGTATCATGCCAAAAGTCAGTGTTATCCTGCCATCGAACAATGAAATGTTCCTTGAAAAAACTATTGATGATGTTTTCAAAAAAGCCCGGGGAGATATTGAAGTTATAGCGGTACTGGATGGATATTCAGCTCCCCCGCCTATCCCGCAGCGTGACAATCTCGTATTTATTCACAAACTTGTCTCTGAGGGGATGCGCCCGGCAATCAACGATGCCGCAAAGATCGCCAAGGGTGAATTCCTCATGAAGCTCGATGCGCACTGCATGGTCGAGGAGGGGTTCGATCTTGTTCTGGCTAAGGACTGCGATTCTGATTGGATAGTGGTCCCTCGTCGTGTGAGTCTCGATGCTGAAAATTGGTGCATAGCCAATACCGGTAAATCACCCGTCGACTATCACTATCTCACCTATCCGTATCTGAAGCCTGACGAGATCGGGATGCATGGGCAGGTATGGAATGAAAGAGCCCGCGAACGAAAAGACATCCTGATCGATGACGAGATGTCATCTCAGGGGTCGTGCTGGTTTATGCGCAGAGATTACTTCTGGAAGTTCGGCGGAATGAGCTGCGTAGGCTACGGCAATTTCGTTCAAGAGGCTCAGCAGATAATGAACCGCTGCTGGCTATCGGGCGGCCAGGTCAAAATTAATAAAAACACATGGTACGCACATCTGCACAAAGGAAAAAAGTACGGTCGCGGATATTTCATTTCAAAGAATTCAATGATCAATGGAGCGGTTTATTCCGCCGATTTCTGGATGAATGATAAATGGGATCCTTCGTGGCCGGAAAAGATACACAATCTTGAATGGTTGATCGATAAATTCTGGCCGGTGCCAAGCTGGCCGCACAATTGGAAAGAGTTGCATAATAAAAAATGATTCACGGAACCAAAGTAGGGATAGTAACCCGCTTCAAGGACCGTCTGAATTACATATCGCAAGCTCTTCCAACCTGGATCGCTTTAAGCGAAATTGATCAGATTGTAATTGTGGATTGGGATTCCGAAGAAGACATTATCCCTTTTGTAAACAGTATCAATGATGAACGAATCAGCGTGATCCGGGTTCCCAATCAAAAATATTGGGACCCGGGACGCGCTCATAATGTGGGCATACGCTTTGTCCAAACCGACTTGATATTTATAGTGGACTGCGATGTAAAAATTAATACCCCGTGTTTTGAAAAAATAAATCCACTTCCAAATAATGAATTCTACATTCGATCGGATAAATGGAGAGGTGATCCACACAGGCTTCGTGGTCTATCTGGAACGTGCATGTTCCAGAAAAAAATGTGGATTGAAATAAATGGATATGCGGAAAATAAAACCTCATACGGACTTGAAGATTTAGATTTTTATAATGAGGCTGTTAAGTGCGGATATCATCAGATAAAAGCTTTCACCGCAGACCAATTAACCCACATATCTCATGGATATGATATTCGTCAACAGCATTATAAAGACAAGTATGATGATTTGAAAGATGCGATTAAAGTTGCAGAAAACCAATTAAGGTGCATGGAAGATGTTAGGTATATGGAAATGGTTAAAGCATCAATTTATAATAATAATTGCTGGAAGGATATGCAATGAAGCCAGAAGCGACAATTATATATTACACAGCAAATGCTGAGGATGAAAAATTAGAGAACCATGTTCGAGAGACCATATTAAGGAATAATAAAGGAAAATATCCAATCATATCCGTATCAAGGAAACCAATTGATTTTGGAAAAAATATTTGTGTTGGAGAAATTCCAATTTGTGATGTTTCTGCTTTTAAACAATTATTAGCCGGGCTGTTAGCTGCAGAAACAAAATTCTGTATTGCTGCTGAATCCGATGTTCTTTATCCGCCTGAATATTTTAATTTTATTCCACCGACCGATCGTGACGCCTATCGGTATAATAATCTCTGGATGTTCACATCGTATATCAGCAAAGGCAATCAAAATAAATTTTGGAAAAAGGAGTTTAGCGAAGGCGCCCAGATGGTTGGAAGAGAATATTGGATTGAAAGAATACAGGTTGGAATAGAGCGTGGCGACGGAAGACACATTTTCCCAACCAGAGATCAATTTAATTGGAACTCTATCAATCCGGTAATTACTATTAAAACGGGAATGGGATTAAGGCCAAGGTCGGGGCATACACCCGAATCATCTTATGTTATTCCATTTTGGGGATCAACTGATTATTTAAGAAAGAAAATTTGGGGATGAAAAAGAATCCAGAAGCAACAATTATTTATTATACAGCAAACGTCGAAGACGAATATGTCGAATCGTTTGTCAAAAATGCAATATTAAAACATAATAAAGGAAAATATCCAATCATATCCGTATCGCGAAAGCCAATTGATTTTGGAGAAAATATTTGTGTTGGCGAGACCGAAGTCAGTTACATGTCTGCATTTAAACAATTGCTAATTGGTCTCAGGGCTGCTAATACAAAGTTTTGTATTGCGGCTGAGTCGGATGTTCTTTATCCTCCCGAATATTTTGATTTTATTCCACCGGTGGACGATCAGGCTTATCGAGGTACAAATATATGGGTTTTTCACTCTTGGATAGGAAAAGGAAATAGGAATCTATTTTGGAAGAAGGCGTTCACAGAGGGGGCGCAAATTATAGGAAGAGAGTTTTGGATTGATAAATTGAAATGGAGTATCGATAATGGTGGAAAGGTAGCGTTCAAAAGCAGGGATGACTTTTCATTCAAAAATAAAAATCCAATTGTTACAATAAAAACCGGCCACGGCATGAAGAAATGGACAAAATATTCTGACATTTCTTCATATCAAATTCCATTCTGGGGATCAACTGATTTTCTCAGAAAGAAAATATGGGGAACAAATGAAATTAAGTAAAGGTTGGGGAACACACATGCCAGTTCTTATCAAAGCTATTCAATCATCCAAAGGCCCGGTTCTTGAATTGGGGACAGGGCTCTATAGCACTCCGTTGATGCACTGGTTATGTTTTGACGAGAAGCGCCCACTCGTATCTTATGAACATGATCCGAAATATTTTAAATACAACCACCAATACACTGCTGATTTTCACAAAGTAATATTGGTTGAAGAATGGTCAAAGATAAATATCAATGATACGTTTTGGAGTGTTGTTCTCATTGACACCGATGCCGATGGATCTGTCAGAAAAGAAATGGTAAAAACTGTTGCCAATAACGCTCAGTATATTGTCATGCACGACACCAACCCATATCTCGACAGCCACTACCATTACAGTGAAGTGTTCCCACTTTTTAAATTTCGTTTTAATTATACCAAGGCGAGCCCCAACACTTCCATAGTAAGTAATTTTGTGGACGTTTCAAACTTTATAATCTAAGAAAGGAAATAGTTATGGATGTTAATAAATTCATCATTGATAAATACAACGTACACGATCTTCCAGAAGGCTGCCAGCCTATTCAATTGCCAATTGCAAGAGAAGACTTATCCGCATTATTTTGTGAGCTTGGCTACAAAGTTGGTGCAGAAATAGGCGTAGAGTCTGGAAGGTTTTCCAAGTCTCTTTGCGAAAATAATCCCGGCGTGAAGCACTATGCGGTTGATGCGTGGCAAGCATATAAGGGATATCGTGATCATGTAAATCAGGAAAAGCTTGATAGGTTTAAGAGGGATGCGGAGATCCGCCTCGCAGAATATAATTGCACAATAATACAGGCGTTTAGTCTTGATGCCGTCAAACAATTTGAAAACAATTCCCTCGATTATGTTTATATCGACGGGAATCACGATTTTCAAAATTGCTGCAACGACATTGTAGAGTGGGGGAAAAAAGTTCGACCCGGTGGAATTATATCCGGGCACGATTTTGATCCGCATCGAAAAGGTAAATCGTACATTCATGTCAACGAATGCGTGACCGCATATTGCTTAGCCTACGATATTAAAACGTGGTTTTTAACCTCAAACAAAACAGAAGGGTTATCAAGATCATTCTTGTGGGTAAAATCATGAACACAACACAATACATTCTTGAAAAGTATGGGAAGACGGATTATCAGGGAGAGATGCCGATCCAACTTGATATACTTCGGGATGACCTTGCCGGCTTATTTAATGAATTAAATCTCAATGTTGGTGTTGAGATTGGTGTAGCCGGAGGAAGGTTTTCTCAAATTCTTCTTGAGGGCCATCCAAACATGCAGTTGACCGGAGTTGATCCGTATTTGTCGTATGATGAGTATTTTGATTTTAAGACGCAGGAGATTATAAGCGGATTCATACCAAGTATGAAAAAAAGAATTGATAAGCATAAAGACAGATTCAAATTGATTCAGAAAACAAGCCTTGAGGCTGTAAAAGACTTTAAGGACAACAGTTTGGATTTTGTCTACATTGATGGAAACCACTTGTTCCAATATGTCGTCAATGATCTTGCTGAATGGGGCAAGAAAATCAAATCGGGCGGAATAATATCAGGACACGATTTTGAAGTTAGAAGAAAGCCTGATTGCATACACGCAGAGGAGGTCGTCCGTGGATGGACGGCTGCATATGATATCAAACCTTGGTTTATAACAAAAAGGGCGAGAAGGTATAACCAAGACGGAAACGTCCATAGATCTTTTTTTTGGGAGAAAATATGAATGACATTACAGTTGTTTACTATACGTCAAATTTTGCAAATCCCCCTTTCACTGAAGCTGTTCGTGCAAGATTGTTGGAGTCTATTGGTGATACTCCACTTATTAGCGTGTCTCAAAAGCCAATGGATTTTGGACATAACATATGCGTTGGGGATATTGGACGATCGCAGGTTAATATATACAAACAGGTCAACATTGGGATCAAGGCCGCAAAAACAAAATATGTAGCATTGTGCGAAGATGATTGCCTGTATCCGCCAAGCCATTTCACATGCTTCCGGCCAAAGGATGATGAGTTTGCATACAACATGAACAGGTGGGGAGTTTATACGTGGACCAAGCCGCCGATATTTTCAAACAAGAATAGAATTTCTCTTAGCCAGTGTATTGCTAATAGAGAATTCATGATTGAGTGTTCGGACGAAAGGTTTGCAAAATTCCCTGATGAGTCCAAAATACCATTGCATCACTTTGCTGAATTTGGAAAATACGAAAAATGGATGGATATCAAAATCCGTAAAAAGGTTGAGTTTAATTCTCCTGATCCTACTATAATATTCTCTCATCCCGACGCTATTGGATATTCGGGGTTGGGGGTCAGAAAGCGTCATGGCGATCTTAAGGCAAATGAATTCCCAATGTGGGGCACAGCAGAAGAGGTGTTAAAAAAATATTGGGGAACTGAAAGATTGATATGATAAAAATATCTTCAAAGGATCGGTTCTCGGTTCACGATAAGGACTTTGTAAAAAGGTATGCGAGGACATCTCAAAGGCCTCGCATACTATTGAGCCGGTCTTATGTTGATATGGCGTTAAAAATATCAGGAAAGCGCAGGCCGACAATATGCGAAATAGGATGCGGAGCTCTTGATATCTGTGGTCCATACGCAATTGGCGCCGATGTTGTCGGATACGACTTTCATCAAAAATCTGTTGACTATGCGATAAGTCAATATGCAAACGCAAAGGTGTATTGCAAAAACATCAACACACTTCACAATATAAGCTGCGATATTCTTGTGGCGTGTGAGGTGTTGGAGCATGTCGATTATCCAGTAGCAATCATGGATCAAATTACAAAGTCTTCGAAAATATTAATAATATCTCATCCAATTGATGAATCTGAAAATTCAAAGGCCACTAAAGGCGAACACTGTTGGTCATTTTCAGAAAATGATTTTAACGCCTGGTTTGAGCCAAATGGATTTAAAATAATGAATAAAGAATATTTTAAAAATGGTCCATTTAATACTTTAATTGGTATTGGGGTAAGGCCATGAACATTCACGTTTATTGTATAGAGAGAAATGAAATAAAGATATTGCCATACTTTATGAGACATTATCAAAGATTCGTTTCTCAATTTTTTATCTTTGATGACAATAGCGATGATGGCACTGTCGAGTTTCTTAAGACGTTTCCAAATGTGACAATACTTCCATTGGAAATGAGGGGTATTGATGATACATATTTTAGGAAAGTTCATCAAAACGAATACATAAAATGGAGTCGAGGGAAATGCGACTTCGTCATGGCTGTAGACTCAGATGAATTTGTTTATCATCCAAATATTGTAGCAGCGTTACAACAATGCAAAGATAATAATGAGCAGATTATTAAGCCCGAGGGATATACAATGTTCTCCGAAGAATTTTGTAAGACCGATGGGCAGATATGCGATGAAATAAAAACTGGATACCGGGATGTGTGGTATGATAAACCGGTAATATTCGATCCTGCAGTTAATATGCAGTGGGATCTTGGCCGACATGGTTTAAAACCAATGGGCGACACAAAAATAAGCACAGACTCAGGAATAAAATTTCTTCACTATCGATATCTTGGAAAGCAATATTGCGAACAGCGTCACAGTGATCACTTCAAAAGATTATCAGCTCATAATTTAAAATGGAAACTTGGAAGACACCTCGATCCCAAGAGCAAATATTATCACAGTCTTCCATGGTTTGAAAAAGTAAAGGGTGAGGTAAAAGTATGTATTTAAGACCAATGGATAAGGCGTGGTGCTGCCAGATTGACGTTACTACAAAATGCGCCAAATCGTGTCTGTACTGCTCCCGATACAGTAAGCACATCCGGCCGGACCAGAGGCTTGATATGCCTCTCGATCAATTAGAGAAAGCTCTTGACTCTTTGCGTAATTGGCCGACGATTGTTGGCATTATTGGCGGAGAGCCATTACTCTATTCAAAATTTGAAGAAATGTGCGAACTTGTTCGATCAAAGTTCCCGAAATCAAAATTGGGATTTTTTACATCGTGCGGCAAGAATTGGGATAAGTATAAAGAAACGATCGATAGAACATTTGGCCTACACGCCATCAATGAACACAATGAGCATCAGCAGAAAAAATGCCGACACCAAAGATTAACGGTTGCCGTAAAGGATGTGATCAAAGAGCAATCGTATATGAACGAGCTTATTGATGATTGCTGGTTTGCGAGAAACTGGTGTCCATCGATAAACGTCAAAGGCGCATTCTTTTGCGAAATGGCTGCATCCCAGGATTTCTTGCTTGGCGGGCCGGGAGGATGGCCGGTAGACGGCATCGAAGAGTGGTGGAAAAAAGATCCAAAAGAATATGCTGAACAGAAAAACACGTACTGCAAAAATTGCGGGATGTGTATTCCAATGGAGAGGGATTTAATATCGTGCGGTTTGGAAAAGGTCTCTCCATCTTTTTATAAATTGATGCACGATCGCAATAATTCAAAAATAGAAATTGGAACAGACATTGAGATATTTGATAAAACGCTGACAATTGACGAATGCGAAAAAAATAAACTTACATGGTATCCAGGTAATTATCGAGGTGATAAAAAGAATGACGAAAAGTCTTCCGAGGGGATAGGCTCAACAATATTTAATACGAAGAAACCAGTCATTGAAATGATTACCATGTGGTACAACGAGGAGTTCCTTGCTCCTTATTTTTTAAATCACTACAACGATATTGATCGAATACACATCTTTGTCGATTCAGATACGAACGATAAAACTAGAGACATTATATCTGGCTATGGAAATGTTTTAATTCACGATTTTACATTCCCCGATATGATGGACGATATAATAAAAATTGATTTATTAAATAATTTTTATCACACTCTGGATGGCGATTACGTTGCTCTTGTCGACGCAGATGAGTTTATATTTGATTTGCGTGACCATCTGAGGAAGCATAATGAAATGCTGCATTATACAAAATTTTGGAATGTATATCGGCATTCGAGTGATAGCGATTTGAACCCGCTGCTTCCAATAAAAGAGCAGAGAAGGCATGGCGTAAGCGACTTTGAGGGATTTAATATTTACACGAAGCCGAATATAGTAAGGTCAAAAATAGAAGACTTTAGATGGACCGTCGGACATCATAACGCAAGTCTTCAATCCAGAGACATGAATTTCTGCCATCTGAATAAAAATTTAGACATTGCAGACGCCTCGATATTAACCGGCGCCCACTGGGCTATGGCCGATCTGAAATATGTAATCGATCGAAGGCTTAAAGGACGAAAGGAAAGACAGTCAAAAGAAAATATTCGCAGAAAATTAACGGTTCAACATCACAATATCACAGAGCAATATTTAATCGAACAATGTCAAAAACATTTGAATGATCCTATTGTATTTTAGTATCAACTTCAATGGTGGCAAGGGAGGTTTTGAAAATGGATTTGTCAGTCGTTATTCCAGCGCGGAACGAAGAGTTCCTTCAAAAAACAATTGATGCTGTGCTTGATGCCGCAGAGGCGCAAACTGAGGTAATCGCGGTTCTTGATGGGTATTGGCCAGAGCCTAAGCTTATAGAACGTCCCGGGCTTCGGACAATACATTATGATCAATCTATAGGCCAGCGCGCCGCAACCAACGCAGGCGTGAAAGCCAGCGATGCGAAATACATCATGAAGCTCGACGCCCACTGCGCGATCGACAAGGGCTTCGATGTCAAAATGATTCAGGAAATGCATGACGATTGGACCATGATCCCTCGCATGTATAACCTGCATGTGTTTGATTGGGAATGCTCCAAATGCAAAAACAGAACCTACCAGGGGCCCAAGCCGGCCAAATGCGCCAAGGATGGGTGCGACAATATCACCGACTTTGAAAGAATTATTGTGTGGACTCCTCGGTGGAATCGGATGTCTGACTTTGCTCGCTTTGACAGCACTCTTCACTTTCAGTATTGGGGTGATTATAAGAGAAGGCCAGAGGCACAGGGGGACATTGCCGATACTATGAGTCAGATCGGCGCCTGCTGGATGATGGATCGCAAAAGGTATTGGGAGCTTGATGGCCTTGATGAAAAGCATGGCTCCTGGGGCCAGATGGGCACGGAAATTTCTTGTAAGACTTGGCTGTCCGGTGGTCGGCAAGTAGTCAACAAGAAAACGTGGTTCAGCCATCTGTTTCGTACTCAGCCTGGTTTTGGATTCCCATACCCAAATCCCGGGGTCAATAAAGCTCGAGAGTATTCTCGAAAACTATGGATTGAAAACAAATGGCCAAAGGCAAAATATCAACTTCCATGGCTTATTGAAAAATTCGGACCGGTTCCAGACTGGCCAGATAAGAGCAACAAGGCGATTAAAAAGGGAATTGTTTACTACACAGATAATCTTTGCGAAGAGAGGATTCTTGAGGTCGGGCAAAGAAATCTGAGGCATATTTGTAGTGATTTTGACATCGTTTCGGTGTCACTCAAGCCGATGAAGATGGGCAGAAACTTTGTAATGCCGCTTGAAAGGGGCATTTTGACAATGTTTAAGCAGATTCTTAAGGGTCTTGAGGAGTCGACGGCCGACATTGTCTTTCTATGCGAGCACGATATGCTGTATCACCCGTCTCATTTTGATTTTGTTCCGCCCAGAGACGACGTGTATTATTATAACGAAAATACATGGAAAGTAGATGCTAAGACTGGGCAAGCCTTATTTTATTACTGCAAGCAAACTTCCGGGTGCGTCGCGTATCGAAAATTGCTTGTGGAACATTATCGAAAGAGGGTGGCAAGGGTTGAGGAAAAAGGGTATGATAGGAATATGGGCTTTGAAGCCGGGACACACTCTTTTCCAAGAGGCGTCGACAATTTCAAAGCTGAAAAGTATTTCTCGGAAATACCCAATATTGACATTCGACATTCGACAAATTTAACCCGGAGTCGATGGAGACAGGATCAGTTCAGGAATCAAAAGAGTTGCCTTGGCTGGACAATGGCTGATGAAGTCCCTGGGTGGGGTAGAACAAAAGACAGGTTTGATGAGTTTTTAAAACAAGTTGGATAGACAAATGTTTGTAAGATATCATTAATAGATTGTGGCGTTTTGTAAACCAAAACGCCTTTCTTATTAAAAGGTAGCATTGTGGCAACGGTAAAAGTACAGGTAGTTGGTGGCGGCGGTCACGGCGGAGGAACTGGTGGCAACACTTCCGGTGGAGGTGGTGGCGCTGGTCAATTGCAGTACAACGCAACCTATACTGTTACGGCTGGAAACAAGACCGTTACCATCGGTGCCGGATCTCCCCGATCCTCAACAAACGCCCAAGTTGGTGATAGTTCGGTTTTTGATACCTTAACCTCTGTCGGTGGTGGTTGCGGTGGTACTGGTGCTGCCGGTACTAATGGTGCGAGCGGTGGTGGTGGTGCTGGATCAAATGCTACGGCGCGAGCGGGTGGAACTGGAACCAACGGCAACAATGGTGGATCTAACAATGTTGACGCAGATAGGCCTGCTGGTGGTGGTGGAGGTGCTGGTGCAGTTGGTGCCAACGCTACCGGTACTGCGGCTGGCAACGGTGGTGTTGGTGTAAATACACCCGCTATTAATGGAACCACTTATGCTGGTGGCGGTGGCGGTGCTAGGACGGGAACTGGTGCCACCGATGGTACTGGGCAAAATGGTGGTGGCAATGGTGTATTAAACGGAATCGGTGGTGACGCATCTGCTAATACGGGATCGGGTGGTGGTGGTGCCGGATCAAACTCAGCTACCGCATATCAGGGTGGTGCTGGCGGTTCTGGTATTGTAATAATCAGGTACGTTACCAATGATTTTGGTCCATGTACCGGTGGTGATATAACCACAAGTGGCAATGAGACAATACACACCTTCACGGCGACCGGGGTGTTTGGTGTTGTTTTAGCAAGCGCCTCCATGAGCCCGTCTGCATCAGCAAGTCCGTCGGCATCCACAAGTCCATCGGCGTCTAGAAGTCCGTCTGCATCTACGAGCCCATCAGCATCTACGAGCCCATCATCATCTGCAAGCAGATCAATAAGCCCATCAGCATCAACGAGTCCATCATCGTCTGCAAGTGCATCAATAAGCCCATCAGCATCTACGAGTCCTTCTGCGTCAACAAGTCCATCGTCTTCCGCAAGCGCATCAATCAGCCCGTCAGCCTCAACGAGTCCATCATCCTCCGCAAGTGCTTCGATTAGCCCTTCAGCATCTACGAGCCCCTCGGCCTCTACGAGTCCATCATCATCCGCAAGTGCATCAATCAGCCCGTCCGCCTCAACAAGCCCATCAAGCTCGGCAAGTGCATCGGTCAGCCCATCATCCTCAACAAGCCCTTCGGCGTCTGCGAGCCCAACGGGGGCATCAACAAGTCCATCTGCATCAACAAGCCCGTCAAGTTCGGCAAGCGCATCAATAAGCCCATCTGCATCAACAAGCCCATCAAGCTCGGCAAGCTCCTCAGTTAGCCCATCAGCGTCGACGAGCCCATCAAGCTCCTCCAGCTTGTCATTGAGCCCATCCGCCTCTATCAGCCCATCTTCATCTACAAGCGCGTCAGTGAGCCCGTCAGGCTCTATTAGCGCTTCAATAAGCCCTTCTGCGTCAACAAGCCCGTCCGGATCAGTGAGCGCGTCAATAAGCCCTTCTGCGTCGACAAGCCCGTCGTCTTCTGCGAGCCTATCGCTAAGTCCATCAGCCTCTATTAGCCCATCAGCGTCAACAAGCCCGTCAAGCTCGGCAAGCGCGTCTCTTAGTCCGTCAGCGTCGTTGAGCCCATCAAGCTCGGCAAGCTCCTCTATAAGCCCATCAGCTTCTTTGAGCCCATCAAGTTCAACAAGCGCCTCTATAAGCCCATCAGCTTCTTTGAGCCCATCAAGCTCAACAAGTGCATCTATAAGCCCATCAGCCTCGATAAGCCCATCCTCTTCATCAAGCGCTTCTGTAAGCCCGTCAGCATCAATCAGCCCATCCAGTTCGACGAGCCCGTCAGGTTCCGCAAGCGCTTCGGCTAGCCCGTCAGCGTCTACCAGCCCATCCAGTTCGTCAAGTGCATCAATCAGCCCATCTGCATCAACGAGCCCATCGAGCTCGGTAAGCGCATCAATCAGCCCGTCGGCTTCAACGAGCCCATCCAGTTCGGCAAGTGCGTCTATGAGTCCGTCTGCCTCGATAAGCCCTTCATCATCGATCAGTGCATCAATCAGCCCGTCTGCTTCAACGAGTCCGTCGAGTTCATCGAGCGCGTCAATCAGCCCATCAGCTTCAACAAGCCCATCAAGCTCGGCAAGCGCATCAATAAGTCCATCAGCGTCTGTAAGCCCATCAAGCTCGGAAAGCGCATCCATAAGCCCATCGGCATCTGTAAGTCCATCTGGTTCGATAAGCGCCTCTATCAGCCCATCTGCATCAACGAGCCCTTCGAGTTCCGAAAGCGCGTCGATTAGCCCATCGTCATCAATCAGTCCGTCTGGATCGACCAGCCCATCAGCGTCTGCGAGCCCAACGGGGGCATCAACCAGCCCATCAGCATCAATGAGTCCGTCATCTTCTGAAAGCTCATCGATTAGCCCATCCGGATCAGTGAGCGCGTCAAAAAGCCCATCATCTTCGTTATCACCGTCTGGAAGTTTGAGCCCAAGTAGTTCTATTAGCCCAAGTCATTCAGTCTCTCCATCAGCATCTACATCTCCTAGTAGAAGCATAAGTCCAAGTTCCAGTGTAAGCGAGAGTCCGTCCCGTAGCCCGTCAGCATCAGAGTCAGCATCAATATCACCAAGCGCATCAGCCTCACCGGGGCCCGGATTTGAAGTTTATACGAGAGGGTACTATTCCAGCTTGCCATCAACTCCGGCCGACCTGTCGACAACCTATACGTCTCAGGAAGTTATCGACGTATCTACTGAAGACGACATATATGTATGCCAGGAGGCGTCTGGAAGATATTGTATTCATCAATTTAAAAATTGGGTAGATAGTGAAATTAATTGCATATTAACGTGTAAATTGAAATGTTCATTGGCCCCATCAAGCTCCGCAGTTTATCTTCAGGCATACAATTATAATTCAGCTTTGTGGGAAACCAAGGACAGTAATAATATCGCAGCAACAGATACCAAGTTTACTTTAACAGCAACAATGCTTGACCTGACGAATTATAAGGATATGAACAATGTTATGTCTTGCCGGGTTTATCAATATATTTCTTAGGAGACAATATGGCAACAGATCTTAAAATATCACAGTTGACAGACTACACGACGCCGATAAGCGCTGATCTATTAGCCATAGTCGACTCTGGGAATATGATCACAAAGAAAGTTGCTTTCAGTGTAATAAAATCAACGATTGGTGTAACAAGATATAAACAGACCGAGATTGATTTTGGTACAACTCCAGTTTACGAAGCATCTTTCACAATAACCGACTCGGAAGTTACCACATCATCGATTATCGTTGTCCAAATAGCATATGTGGCCCCGACCGGAAAAGAACTTGACGAATTAGAATTTGATTTTTTTGATTTTCGTTGCACTCCGGGAACAGGTAGTTTTACTCTGTATGCCAGATCGCTTGAGGGGCTCGTTGCCGATAAATTCAAAGTAAATTATTCATTTAATATTGCATAACCGAGGAGGACAAGATGGCTGTAATTAAAAGTGGAGCAAGTTCTGATCAGTGGACCGTTGATACATTAAGTAAGGCTGGAAGAGTTACGTTATATGACGCTGGTGGTCACGCAATAGAGTCATATCAGGATATTGGTGGAGATTATCATATCGGCGCATCTATAATGCAAAGCGTTTATTCCAGCACAAAAAACAGTTCAACAGCTCAGATTAACACTGGAGTGGAATGGATTGGCGATTCAGAATCCAGTATGAATTTTTCACAGGTGCAGGTAAATACTTTTCTTGATAAATACCACCAGGTCACAGTATACCAAAGCACTGATGGTAACAACTGGGATCTATCTGATTCATGGACAAACCCAGCGAGCTATGGAAATTCAAGAAACGTCGGACTTACGGGAGCGTTTTACAAAGTTGGTGTTAAGAATCTGGCGGGAACAAACACAAGTATTGTCAGAATACAATCAGCACTATTGCCTGTTGGCGATACAATGCCGAGGGCGCTTACTACCGGTGGAAACATAAAGGTTACCCTTGGTGCTGAATGGCAAAATACCAGAAGGACAACTGGTCTTTATGGTGCCAGTACATTCAGGACTATTGGTGTAGCTGCTGGTACCCAGAACATTATGACTATCGAAAATCCGGCAGCGTCATTGATTAACATAGCAATACGACAGCTCGCTGTAATGTCAGATTCGACCGTAGCTTTGACATCTGTCGCTCAACAGATTCAGTTGTCAAGACCAACCGGACTTCCCACCGGTGGCACCGCGCTTACTGCGGTAAAATATCAAACGTCATACGCTTCTCCCACAGCAATTGTAAGAGGAGGAACCGCAAGTGATGGTGGTGGAGCGACTGCGATTACTGCAACGGCCGGCGCAACAATCTGGCAGCAAATGATCGACAGGCCTCATACATCCGTTGGGTGGATGACACACCCTAACTATAATCTTATCCCGGATGTTGGAGCCGATCTTCGCCAAATCATTTTGGTTCCCGGAGAAGCTCTTCTTGTTCAGGGTGTGACTTCAATTCCGAACACCACCCACGTTATTGTTCAGGTCGGATGGCTGGAGATTAAGGCGCTATGATTACAAACCATGGTGTTTTTTTTCTAAAAGGCGGAACCGTTATAACAAATGCGGTTGGAATTGCATATGTAACTTTCACAAACCCGTTTGAGTATGGTTTGGTGTATTGTGTCCAGTTGACATGTGAGTATCCCGGACTTGCGTATGCTGTTACCGCATATCCAAGTAATTTATCACAAACGGGATTTCTGATTACATCAAGAGACACTCACATTGCTGGTGGTCCTGGGGATCTTGTTGTTGCAAACGTGACAGTTCATTGGACTGCAATTCCCTGCTTTAACTGAGAGACTAAATGGCCAAGAAGCTATTACAAGAGGATACCGGATTAGTATTACAGGAAGATACTGGCGGTATCCTACTTGAACAAGATACCGTATGTATAGACCTTTGGACGATAACTTATAATATACCATCAGTTAGTCCGTCAGCTTCCGTATCGCCATCAGTTAGCCCGTCAGCGTCGAATAGCCCGTCTGCATCAACAAGTGCATCCATAAGCCCGTCTGCATCCATTAGCCCGTCAGCCTCTGTGAGCCCATCGGGATCTATGAGTGCATCACTAAGCCCGTCAGCCTCGGTTAGTCCATCGGCATCGGTGAGTCCATCGTTAAGCCCGTCATCATCTATTAGCCCATCTTCATCTGTAAGCCGATCGAGAAGCCCATCAGCATCAAGGAGCCCTTCTGCTTCAATAAGCAGCTCTGATAGCCCGTCGGCGTCGGATAGCCCATCAGCTTCGGATAGCCCATCTTCATCTGAAAGCGCTTCGATCAGCCCATCTCAGTCGATTAGCCCATCTGCATCTGAAAGTGAAACAGCGAGTCCTTCGGCATCAATAAGCCCTTCGGCATCTACCAGCCCATCTGAATCGACTAGCCCGTCCTCGTCCGAGAGCGCATCCATAAGCCCATCGGCTTCGACAAGCCCGTCCTCTTCTTCAAGTCCGTCATCTTCAGAAAGCGCCTCGATCAGCCCATCGGCGTCAATGAGTCCGTCATCTTCTCTAAGCCCATCCGCGTCGACTAGCGCATCTATAAGCCCTTCGTCATCGAAAAGCCCGTCCTCTTCAAGAAGCGCATCGGCATCTATAAGCCCATCTTCATCGAGAAGCCCTTCGGCGTCTATCAGCCCTTCGGCGTCTATCAGCCCATCATCTTCTGAAAGCCCATCAAGGAGCCCGTCGTCTTCTGAGAGCCCATCAGCATCTGAAAGTCCGTCAGCGTCTGAGAGTCCTTCGTCGTCTGAAAGCCCGTCTATTTCTCCATCGGGATCTGTAAGCCCTTCCGGGTCTACAAGCGCATCAAGAAGCCCATCGGCATCCCGCAGCCCATCGGCATCAATAAGCCCTTCGAGTTCTTCGAGCCCGTCAGTTAGCCCGTCACGGTCAAGAAGTCCATCTGAATCTATTAGCCCATCAATAAGCCCATCATCGTCGGCCAGCCCGTCCGAATCAACAAGTGCATCGACAAGCCCATCCGCATCAATAAGTCAGTCGGCAAGTATTTCTCCATCGTTAAGCCCTTCTGCGTCGATAAGTGCTTCTCGGAGTCCATCAGCATCAGCAAGCGCATCACGAAGCCCGTCAGCATCCAGAAGCCCATCGGTATCAATAAGTGCGTCAATAAGCCCTTCGGCGTCGACAAGCCCATCAAGTTCCGCAAGCCCGTCTTTGAGTCCATCGGCGTCGATTAGTCCATCGGCATCAATAAGCCCATCATCGTCTGCGAGTGCGTCAAGAAGCCCATCTGCTTCGAGAAGCCCGTCAACATCGGTCAGTAAATCAATAAGCCCATCGGCATCGGTTAGCCCATCTGTATCTATCAGTGCGTCAGTGAGCCCTTCGGCGTCATTAAGCCCATCGTCATCAATGAGTCCATCGAGCTCCATAAGTGCTTCGATAAGCCCATCAGCTTCGACAAGCCCGTCGTCGTCCGACAGCCTTTCAATGTCGATCAGCCCATCGACCAGCCCATCGTCATCTAAAAGTCCATCGTCATCCAGGAGCCGTTCTCGTAGTCCATCGTCTTCAGCGAGCCCATCTATAAGCCCGTCTGCGTCGGCCAGCCCTTCAGCGTCAACGAGCCCATCAGCTTCTGAGAGTCCATCGGCATCGACAAGTCCAAGCTCTTCCGCGAGCCTATCCAGAAGCCCTTCGGCGTCACTGAGTCCATCAGCCTCAGTAAGCCAATCGGCCTCAGTAAGCCCATCTCGCAGCCCATCTGCATCAGCAAGTCCGTCGGCATCAATAAGCGCATCGAGAAGCCCATCGGCATCAAGAAGCGCTTCTGTAAGCCCATCAGCATCTATGAGCCCGTCAGGATCGAGAAGCCCTTCCCGTTCAAGAAGTCCATCGATATCAATAAGCCCGTCGGTAAGTCCGTCGGCATCGATGAGCCCGTCGTCATCTGGAAGTCCATCTGCGTCCATCAGTGCGTCGATCAGCCCATCATCGTCTATTAGCAGGTCATTAAGTCCATCTGCGTCCATCAGTGCGTCAACGAGTCCATCATCGTCTGCAAGCAGGTCAAGAAGTCCGTCTCGATCGATAAGCCAATCGGCCTCAGTCAGCCCTTCGGCGTCACAGAGCCCATCTTCGTCTGCGAGTCCATCAGCTTCCATCAGCGCATCCGTTAGCCAGTCAGCGTCTGTAAGTCCATCATTAAGCCCGTCGGCATCAACAAGCCCATCTGCATCTATCAGTGCGTCGGTAAGCCCATCAGCTTCATTGAGTCCGTCAGCTTCTTTGAGTCCATCCGCATCAAGCAGCGCGTCCAGAAGCCCGTCGGTATCAATAAGCCCATCTTCATCAATCAGCAGATCACTTAGCCCATCACGATCAAGAAGCCCATCAGCATCGATAAGCCGATCGGTTAGCCCATCAGCATCAGTGAGCCAGTCGCCATCGGTCAGCCCTTCGCGTTCAAGAAGCCCATCGGTTTCTATAAGCCGATCGGTAAGCCCATCTGCTTCAGTGAGCCAATCGGCATCGGAGAGCCCGTCATTAAGCCCATCGGCAAGCTTAAGCCCATCGGCAAGTGCATCGGCAAGCCCATCTCCATCAGATTTAGAAACTCGAGTTGCTCGAATAGAACTCGCACTAAAAACGCATAAACCGATTTATATTAATGGTGATCATTTTGAAGAGATGAATGTACAATTATAAAGGGTAAATTATGGCTGGAAGAATTTATTGTGCATTCAAGGTTGGAGATCAGGAAGTTGCTCCTGGGAAAGAGTATAACAGGCATTGGGATGGAATGCCTGTTGAGCTTTTTTATGAAGATGATTGGCAAGTTCCGTTCGAAGTTGTGTTTGGTGGAAATTCGAAGATGCACTCAATCTATACCATGGTTGAGTTAAATAAAACGCAGGCAGATTTAATAGAAGACTATCTCAATCCAACACACGACGAAGATGATCCTGGAAAAAAAATAAAAGACGGCGCATTATCAAAATCAGATTACAGAATAAGAAAGAAAACTTTAAATTTACAATTACTGGAATCATCTACCAATGACGTTGGACTTGTTTCAAGATTAAGAACAAAAGATGTTGCTGTTCCCACAATAGATTTAAAACATTATAATAAAAAACAATTTGAAGATTTATTCTTCGATTCTACCGATCGACCAATAGATTCCCCAGTTATTGAAGACAACAATGCAATTACATCAGGATCTGCCACAATTGGTGCTGCGCAAACATATGCTACATGGACAGCCGCCTATGCTGACCTTGGAAATAATACCGGAGATATAACTCTTACACAGATTGGTGCAGTGGCCTTTACAGCGGCGGCTACTGGGTCGACAACACTTGGCGGATACACAATAACAAACACAAGTAATTACGACCATCAGGGCGATCCGACAAGAACAACCAACCTTGCAACTGTCAACTTTAACGGAAATGCAATACGGATCGAGTTTGAGGGAGCGGGAACCGTAATATACAATTTGCTGTATTTTAAAAGAGGAACCAGCGGATCAACAACCACATCCGCAATTTTTAAAATACAAACTATTACGACGGCGTTTGATCTATACATTGAAAATTGTATTGAAGATAGTGATGCGAAAAGCGGAGCCTTTATTGGATCAATAAGTGGAGTTCCCGTTGCGCGTATCAAAAACTGCGTAGCTTGGAATCTCGGAAACGCCACGGTTGGCGGCAATGGAATATCAGCATTTAACGGGGCCTTCAATGCTGACAGTGTTATAGAAAATTGCACATTTTATAGTATTGTTGGATACGGAATAAACGCGTTTAGTGACGCGTTTACAATAAACAGAACCGTATGTATTGGTTGTAGTTTGGGAGATTTTAGATTAACCGAAAGTCTGACGAATTTTAATAAGTGCGCGAGTTCTGATGCAACCGGTTCAGAAGCTGGATTACAAAACCTTGTTGCGGCCAATATATTCGTTTCAACAAGTTCGGCAAGCTCATCATTTTTGGATATTGTAAAGACTGAGGGGTTGGGGAGAGCGGGTGATTCCACATCGTATTTGACTGGAAACGATACAGACGTAAGGGGGAGAGCGAGGCCAGACCCAAACGGATTTTACTCGATAGGTGCGACTGAATTATTGGCCGTTGCTTCGTCAAGCGCATCTCCATCAGTAAGCCCATCAGCGTCAAGAAGCCCAAGTTCCAGCCAATCATTATCGATAAGCCCATCGGCATCTGTGAGTCCTTCCGCATCAACAAGCCCAAGTAGTAGCGCATCTGCATCCATAAGCCCATCAGCGTCTACGAGTCCAAGTAGCAGTGTGTCGGCTTCTATCAGCCCATCGGCGTCAATTAGCCCCAGCAGTAGCATATCAGCATCCATCAGTCCGTCGGCATCTACAAGCCCAAGCAGTAGCGCTTCAGCATCTATAAGTCCATCGGCATCTACAAGTCCAAGTTCGAGCGCATCATCATCAATAAGTCCATCGGCATCCGTTAGTCCATCTGCGTCAACAAGCCCGAGCAGTAGTGCTTCGTCATCAATAAGCCCATCAGCATCACGAAGTCCAAGTAGTAGCGCATCAGCATCTGTCAGCCCGTCAGCCTCGACAAGCCCTTCGGCGTCTGTAAGCCCCAGTAGCAGCGTCTCACTGTCAACGAGCCCATCAGCGTCTACAAGCCCCAGTAGTAGCGTATCAAGATCAACGAGCCCATCGGCGTCAAGGAGCCCGAGTAGTAGCGCGTCGGCATCGGTTAGCCCATCAGCGTCAATAAGTCCGAGCAGCAGCGTGTCATCATCGACAAGTCCATCTGCATCTACAAGCCCCAGTAGTAGCGCTTCAGCATCAAGAAGTCCGTCAGCATCTACCAGTCCCAGCAGCAGCGCGTCTTCATCCACAAGTCCCTCGGCGTCAATTAGCCCATCAGCGTCTACCAGTCCAAGTAGCAGCGCGTCATCATCAATAAGCCCGTCGGCATCTATTAGCCCGAGTAGCAGCCAGTCAGCGTCAATAAGCCCGTCGTCATCAATAAGCCCAAGCGGAAGCGAATCACCATCCATTAGCCCATCATCATCGACAAGCCCGAGTAGTAGCGAGTCGACTTCTGTTAGCCCGTCATCATCGGATAGTCAATCTATTAGCCCATCCTCTTCTCAGAGTCCGTCATCATCTTGGTCTCCATCCTCGTCTGCAAGTCCAAGTTCGAGTGTGTCGCAGACATTGAGCCCATCATCTTCTTACAGCCCATCTGGATCATTGTCTCCAAGCACATCAAGGAGTCCGTCATCCTCTCGAAGCCGATCGCTAAGTCCATCTTCATCGATTAGCAAATCAATAAGTCCATCGTCCTCCGTAAGCCTGTCGCCATCCGTTAGCCCATCAGCTTCCAAAAGCCGTTCTATAAGCCCATCAATGTCGGAAAGCAAATCAGCAAGCCCTTCATCGTCAGCAAGCCGTTCAAGAAGCCCATCTATTTCTGTCAGCCCATCAACCAGCCCATCATGGTCAAAAAGCAGATCAGCAAGCCCATCGGGATCTATAAGTCCATCGGCATCCACAAGCCCATCGGTAAGCGAATCCGGATCGACAGGGCCATCGCCATCATTAAGCCCATCTCACTCGGCTAGTCCGTCGCAACCCATTGGCGATCTTGAAAGAAGAGTGGAAAATATTGAGAACATACTTACTGACAACAAGCCGATTTATATTAATAGTAACGGGCATTGGGAAGAGTTTGATCTTTGGGAATTTGAACCAACAGCGGGGCCTGGGGGAAACCTGGAGGAGAGAGTCGCTTACATTGAAAGCCTATTAAGAACCCAAAAACCGATCTATATAAATATCAGCGGACACTTACAAGAAATATATCTCCAACCATGATAGGTAAAAAAAATGGAAGAATTTTTTGGCTGGCTAACAAAATTCGACGCTCCCACAGTTATGATCATGCTCTTCCTCGCGCTGGGCATAGTTGCATTGTTAAAAGTAAAAGGGCTTTCTGAAATAATAAGATTTCTCTTTAAGAACAAGGCGACACGAACGTGTGGTGATTGCATTCTAATTCTATTTGGCATGAGTGAAAAGTATCATACCGAATCAACAGAAATTAAAACAAACATCCTTCGGTGTCAGATGTCATATTTTGAGCAAAAGATTCAAGAATTGTCTTTGTGGCTCGTCCAATCATTTCAAGAAGATCTTGCGACTCTTGGAAACGGCAAATCCCCATTTTTAAAAATGTCTCAATTCGCAAATTACCAGGAGGCTCTTAAAAATTCACTTAGCGCGGTCAAAAATGAAATAAGAAAAGCATTTAAGGAAAACGGATTTACCCATATGGCCGATATTGAATTTGATAATTATGTGAATTCAAAAGTGAAGACTCTGGTATCGATTTCCCAAACATATTTATCTACATATTATCCACAAACAGATGAGACAATTGTTACATTAAAATATCGATATGATAAATTAGATTTTAACAGATTGCGCGACATGGCTTTCGATATTTTTGAAAAAGCAAAAGCAATAGAGTTGGATGCTGTAGAAAAATCCAAGCAATTAAAGCAAACATTCAAAACTGATATAGACAATTTTACGGCAGGAAATGGAAAGAGTTGAAAAAATAATATATGAATAATACAATTATATTAAATATGAATGTTTTGCCTTATAAGCACATTCGGACTTATATTATAATCATGTTTAGCTCTTTGAAATTCATGCACAGGATATAAAATATGCCAGCGTCAATGATAAATTTTCCGATCGCAAATATTGTAGATGCTCTTTTAAGCTACACTCAGCATCTTTTTGCCAATACGGAACTTACACCTGCGGATTACAGATGGAGCTCCGACGATCGGGCTAGCAAAATAAGAATATGCGCACCGTTCGTTATTGACAATGAGAAGCCGATGAGCGCACCGTTTATCGTAATTGAGAGGGGTGGATTTGAATTCGAAGACCGTGTTATCGATAATTTAAAATCAGCCAGTGAAAATACATTTAAAGATCCCAATTACGTGACGATATGCAACGGATACGTCAACGTCACCGTAGGTGCCGGAGTTGCTCAAGAGGCATCAAGTATTGCGAATTTTTTAGCTCTCATGTATCAAGCCGATCGTCACGGAATTATTAAGGTTGTGAATTTCCTTCGTAACCTGAAGCATACGACGGTTGGCCCAGAAGTGCCTGTCATCAAAGATACCGAGGTGCGACGCTGGGAAGTAACAGTGACAATCTTTGTTTCGCTGCAGATGGGGTGGATCAGTACCTTTACAGAGCCGGTTCCATGGACAAAGTTTGCAGTGTACGGAATCAAAGCGGTCGACACCGAACCACTTTCATCTCTTGGAATTATTAATGCCGGATCTGATCTTCTGTATGATGGCAGCAAGAATTTTGGATTGACCACAAGTGATGATCCTCAATTTCTTGAACAGGAACTGGCAAAGAAATGGTATTACATCAGATTCAACAATCTTACCAACGGAGAGCCAAGTCAATTATATCCTGTTGCAGAGATAGTCGACGAGCACACACTGAGGCTACTGAGCCATGATGTAAATAATGCTGAAATAGCTTGGTCGGCACCGGAATCGCAAACAGATGTTGAGTATGAACTATATTGGAATAACATTCACCTATATGTAGAAGTGCCAAAGTCTAATTAAAAAGGAGAATAAATATGGCCACATATCAGGGCCCAAACGCCTCAGTACGCCAAGAATTCGTGACTTCTCCTGGCGCAGTTGCTGTGGAAAATTTGCCATCGGTAGCGGTGGCTTCCGCGTATAATGTCTTTGCAAAACAATCCCTCGGAACCGATTATGGTATCACCGATACCGAATTGGCGTGGGGATCAAGCAATGTGATATACGAGGAATCGATTTCTGGGAAAAAAGCATTCGACATGTATCCTCCCAAGGGTTTCGCTAACACGAAATTCGGGTACATCGATCTTCTGCTTGGAAACTCAGATATGGATGGAACCGGAATCACACTCGGAGTCGACTCAACCTTCGTGCTCCCGAATACCGAAAAGGTAGCCGGCGCGTGCCAGGCGATCATTCCGTTTTACAAACTCACCACAACCGCTGGTGTTAGCGTTCTTGCGACAGATCTCACCACAGTCATCATTACTGGTGGAGCTGTCGTAACGGCGAAGGTAAAACCGGGAATGAAAGTCTTTGCTGATGGCGACCTTCTTGGAGTCGTAGCGTCGATCGGTTCAGACGAAACCAAAGTGAAACTTGCTGCGGCAAGTCTCGAAGGCGCCTTCTCGGGAAGGGATGAAATTGTCATTGGATGTGGAGCGTACTCGACACTGAACGTGCCGGATATTCTCTGGGATCCAACTGCGAACTTCGTCACCGCAAAGGTTGCCCCTGGAGACATCTTGAAATTCTCAAGCCTCGCAGTCTCTGGAAGCACAACCACTCCCATCGAAGTGTCGGTCACATCAGTTATCGACAAGAACACACTTCGGTTCAATACCGTTGCTCCGGAAGCTGGACAAATTGACTACGACATTTCGAAGTACATGACTTCGACAACGGCCCCGGGATCAACCATTCAATTGTATTCGTACAGTGTAAACAGATTGCTTGGATTCTCCAAGAATCTTGGATACAAACTGATGAATACAAGCAACGGAATTGCCATCAATACCATCGATACCACCAAAACTGTAATTAAATTTTTCTCGGCACAAGTCACAACCATGCCATCAAAGGGCGATATCTTGATGGTAACCGTTGCCAATGTTGCCGATGCGACAAACGAAAGAAGTAAAACCGATATCGTGCTTTTCAAAGTTGATACGGTGAGCGTCACCACAATCACTTTGACAAACGATGGATATCAAATAACTTGCCTTGAACCGATTCTGCAATCAGAGAGTGGAAACCCGGTAGCCGCAAATGCAAACTTCATCAACCTGTGGCGCCCTTTGATCGAGACCGAAATCGTTGCAGATTTTCGCTCTGTTCGTTCAGAAGAGCACATGGTTGTGAAAAGAATCACAAGCACTCAAGACATCTTCACCGCTTGGGTTCGCGCAGAAGAGACGACCATTGATCCCCGCAACGAACTCGCTTTCATGATGTCGGTGATTTTCGGATTGTCGGGTGGCAAAGTATGCTACGGAGTCAACGTTGATGCGACAGCAGCCAACCAGGCTGCCGAGTATTCAGACGCTCTTGAAGAATTGAAGCTGAAAGATGTGTACAGCCACTCTTTCGGCACAACCGATTCCGGAGTCAACGCGCTTGCCGGCCCATATTGCGACGATCAAGCCGCCCCATACGAAGCTCACGAACGAACAGCAATCATCTGTTACGATCTCGATGATCTGTTCCTGATGGGAGAATGCACCGGAAACATCGCAACCACCGGAATCATCAGCAGCCTTGGTGGTGGTTTCAACCCGATGGTTGCCGGAATCACGGTAAACGATGTGGTGAATATCTACGATGTCGCTGGAGACTTTGTTGCACAAGCGACAGTGGTTTCTACACCGATCGTTTCAACCGAAGTTGTTACCGATTGGACCGGATCGGCTGGGCTGACCGGTCAGACTTTCAAGTTCGAGAGCGGTCGGAAAGACGATCAGGCTGTTCGCGCAGGAAGTATCAAATACGGCAATCGTCGTGTTGCGATGCTGTTCCCCGGATGGTTCTACGCAGATTTCAACGGAGAGCGCATGCTTCTTCCGCCATACTTCATCGCAGCCGCGATCGCTGGTATGGATTCTGGCGTTATCGTCTCTCAGTCGTTCACAAACATGCCGTTCAGCATTCCCGGGCTTGCCAACATCCAACTGGATACCAATACGTTCTATCGTAAGGCCCAGCTTGATGAAATTGGCGGCGGCGGAGTGGATATCATGATCCAGGATGCGAACATCACCCAGTCGATCAAGTCCCGTCATGATTTGACGACAAACATGGATGCGGTGCAGTACCGTGAACGATCGATCACCAAGCAGGCTGACGTTGTGGCAAAAACTCTCCGTTCAGCGGTAAACCCATACGTCGGTCGGTACAATGTCAATGATCCGAACCTGATGCACTTCCTTGGCCAGGTTTGCTCGGTTGTTGCGACCAAGCTTGTAAAAGACGGAATCGTTGCCCGCGTCGTTGTGACCAAGATTGCCCGAGACGAAGTGATTGATGACAAAATCAATTTCTTTGTCGAATGCACTGTGTTCATCGCAGGCAATTACTATGATATCACTCTGTTGGTAAAATCACGCTAATGAATTAAGGAGGATACAATGGCTGAAAAAATAGAACTCCAGAGCCTCATCGACCAAACCGGTGGATGGAATTGGGAAGACAAGCATGTGACACAGGCTTTCTCTTCTCCAACAGGCGTTAATTTTAACAACTCAATCGGGGTTCATGACATTATCGAGTCTGGAACCGTGCTAATCGCAGCCGGACCTTCAGATCTTGACTATGCCAATGATCCAACGAAAAACGCCGACGGATTCCGTGTGGTTCCGATCGGCCTTATCGAATCTGCGCAGGTAAGCTTGAACAAGCCCCTGAGCAGGATTTTTGAAATCGGATCGCGTCTCAGCTACATCATCCCTGGTCGTACAGTGGGTGGGATAGCCCTGAGCCGCGTTTTCTTCGATGGACCGAGTATCCTGAAGGCAATGTACTTCGGCGAAGTGAAGGCCGACTTTGCCACGCAGGATAAGAAATACGCTCAGTTCATTTCGAGTCCGTACATGAAGAATGGCGTGCAGTCGTATGAAGAGTTTGCAAATATCGGTTCTGGCAATCTTGCTATGAACCTTGCATCCTCTTTCTTCGACCAGCCGATCGGTCTTGCATTCTTCTTCAAAGACACTCAGACCGACACTGTCGGACAGACATACTTTGAGGGATGCCGGATCAGCACGTACAACATGGGAATCTCGGCCGGAATGAACGTTCTTACGGAATCGATTAACCTCGAGTTCGTCAGAGTCCGTCCGATCCTTACTTCTGAATCGAAGAATTACTCGAAGGGTGTCAATATTGCTGATGTCAATATCGTTTCCAATATTGGGAACTTTGACGCGACAGCGATCACTGGGCAGTAATCGAATACTTCATCTGATAGCTAAAAAAAGGACTCGAGTAATCGAGCCTTTTTCATTTCCCCTGGTGCCATTTCAACCAACGGTTTCGACTACGCCTGAAGTTTGCCCTTACCTTTACAATGTTCACAACGCTTAGTTCCGCCATTACGGTCTGGCAACCTGCCGTCGCCATCACAACAAGGGCAAATTTTATGGCTAGCCGTGTTGGTTGATGCGGAAAGAGCGGCTTCCGCCAGTTTAGAGGCGCGATTTGCAATTAAAAGTAATGAACTTCGAACGCGTTCGCACCTCTGTTGTAAAACCATCAAGTCGGTTTCGTACACCATATCGTTGAGATTTTCTACCTCGTGAAGTAAAGCAGCCTCTACGCCAAGTGACTCAAGTATCTTATTCACGACGCGCCTCCTATAATTCGTTACGAGCGACTGAAGTTTCAACCAACGTGCGACAAATGGTGAAGTTTTTGTACTCAAAAATTTGCGGGTACTCCCCACCATTTGTTTGTTGTACGAAGTTTACGCCTGCTCCACAGATTCCCGTGGTTGGGCGCGTTCGTTCTGGCACAACTCATCGACATAAAAGCCGACACTATCATAGCTACGGTCGCACCCTGGCTCACAGTCAACACCGCCACCCAAAGACATAGTAAACTCGTAATGGCGATTATGTGCAACGACTACGACCGTAGCATCATCTTTCTTGTCGGCTAAGTACAGTTTCAATTCAGCAACATTCATTCGATACTCCTATTAGCCTAACCACCTATAAAATGGTCAGGCGGAAATTGCGTACAACGTTTACCGCATTGCGCGAAGTTGCGCCAAGCGATCGTTTACCTTTTGAAAAATCACCATTTTACCTTTGTCGGACAACTCTACCGACAGGGCTATTAAAACATCTTTTAACAAAGCAATTTCGTCGCTGTGGTTGTTGGTTGATGCGCCCAACACCACCAGTGCCGTTTTTACGCGGAGCCATGCATCGCACATGAAGTCACCTGGAGCGTACTGAGCAACAGCCTTATCCAATACGTTTATATCATCCCGAAGCATAAAAACCTCCAATAAAAAGGCGTTTCAACCAACGTTTGCTCAACGTATGCCGCGCCTAAACGGTTGACCAAGCAAATGACCACAACGCATACACTGACCTTCGCCATCCCACCTATGCTCGCATTCGCGTGGCATACTTGAGCTGTTGTGCGATGCGGAAGGAGTGCGTCCACCAATCCTGTCGGCAAACACTGCCGCGCATACTGCAAACCCTAACCCAAATGCTATTGCTAACGCTGAAAAGTAAACCCAGTTTTCCATTTGCCGACCTCCTATTTATAAAAGCACGACTGAAGTTTCGCACAACTCCCCGCAGGGAGAACATTTGTGAATAATAAAATAAAAATGACGCGATTCATGCTTGGATCCCGAATGATAGCAGGAGGGTGTATCACTTCCGTCCCGCTAACCTCGAAGCACGAATCGCGCCAGAGACTTGAAATTCAAACTATCTCGAAATGGTAACCTGACCTCCGCCCAGCACGCAGAGCTCATGACTGCAGGCTGAAGAGGGATCCGGATCCTGGTCCGCCGGCGCCGTCGGCCGGTGGTACCCGGGACCTGTCTTCTTCCCCGTAGGGGAAAAGATAGGCGTCCAAAGAAACTTCGGACCTTTTCCCACAACTTTTGAATTTCGTAATCAAAATAATAAATCGCTCACAACCAATTCAACTTGATCGAACGTGGGCACGGTTGCCCTGCCTGGTATGCAATACATATGTAAGCTTCAGGCGGATGAGAGGGCCCGGCCGGAGCGCGGGCGCCCGGGTACCCCGGTACATCCGGGTCGTCCATCCACAAGAAGTGGATGGCCCCATTCCTTTGGGGAAGACCGGATGTACCGGGGTATTAAGTAGGTGAAGTGAAACACCGCACCACCCCTGGTCTTGAATTTATTAAGCGATCTTTCTCATATACGTGCCCAATGGATTATTACCAACAATCCTATCTATCAAATCACCGTTCAAATAAATATCAACAGTGGGAACTTGATTTACAGAATGCTGTATCGCAATATCCATATTCTTTGACACATTAATTATTATTGATTTCACGTTTGGTTTGAGCTTTTTAATTGTTTGAATTATGCCGTATACATCTTTACAAAACATGCATGTATCCGACTCAAACATAACAATTAAAACCCCTTTTTGTTCGAAAATCATACTGAGTTCGCCATGTGGAATCGCAAATCCTTTGCAACCATAAATGGAATATCAAAAGACTTACGAGCAGACCCTCTAAGCACGGGGCTGGCGGTGGTACATTCGCACTCAGAACATTTGTCCCAATACGAATGGTGACCGCACCTGTCGCACCTCATCAACCCCTCACGAAAATCATCAATATTAACCTCAATGTCAATATCATACACGACAACTGCTAAAGATGTGGTTCCAGGTACTGGCTTTATTACAACGTTATCACTTCTAATGTAGGTGGTATCCACCTCATAAAGCTCTCCAGTTCCCGCTAACTTTCTTAATATCCTAACATTGTCATCGTTGTACCTTTTCCTAAGCGTTTTGCTTATCTTCACTTTCATTATCTTGTCCTTTCGGAATTGCCGCGTATTTTGGTTGAGCGTATACGGCTTCTAATTTCACCGGCGCCCCTTGATTTATGTTGTTTAAATTTTTGAGAAACCCAGTGAATTTCTCCTTAAATGAATCATCTATAGATATCAAATAATACATTCGCATATGTAAACTCCTATTCAATATTGTTATTACAAGATTGAATAGTAAATAACACATTTGCATCGTATTCCGCTCTATCAAACCCCTCTGGAGGGAAAGACCAATTATCGCATTCAAAAGCGGCAACCATCTGGGGATAAATCGCCATTATTTTTTCCAGATTCTTCTTATCAGCAATCATTATAATATTGGCAATCGTCGTGACAAATGATCCCGAGTGATTAAGATACCACCAAAACGATCCCTGCCATGGCATCCTTGTGGTCTTGGGATGCTTTTTTCTTTTTGGAATATCATTTTCATTATAGCACACGCCTTTAAATCTTTCACTCGGCTCCTTGTCCCAATTACCAATACTTTTTGCAGCAGCGATCGCCGGATATTCTTGAGATAATTTGTAGATATTTTCATCAATCGCCATGCAAAAAGCGTGCGCGAGGCTCCTGATAAATATGCATTCATTATCAAGATAATAGTTGAAACACGGACTCACGTTTCCCCCTTTATTAAATCAATAATTTGTTTTGGATCTTTTAGATCCTTGATAAGTTCTTCTATACCCGGCAACCTTTCAATCTTAACCTTATCAGTGTTGACTATTGATCCAAGCGGAATGTTGGCCATTATTTCACGAAGCTTAGTTTTGGTTTTGTTTCGCTCATAGTTTGCGAATAGAAAGGCCAAATACTGCTTCGTATCCGTATTAATTCTTTTATCAAATCCGTTGAAAAAGTTTTTAAGATCATTTAGGAGCGACATTGTTCCCCTCCTTGAAATCCTGGTTAGTTTTTCCACACTTTAAACAAAATGGATACCGAACCCATTTGTAATATTCGATATCACAACTTTCTCCATACGTTGCCACTGTTTGGACCTCTCCAGTAAAAACTTTAGCAACGAATTTATGCCCCCACAACCAACAAATGAGTTTTTTAATCATATTATCACCCTTCAACCTTTACATATTATGAGGAGATTTACAACACAGCACCACAAACAAACCAATTAATATAATGATAAGCAAAGATGCCGAAATCCATGTTATAAATGACATTTTATGCCTTCCAATATTTATAAAAATTAAAAAAAGAAAGGGCGCGATCAATACAACCGCACCCCCTCCACCACAACCGATAGCGGTAATGCTGGTTTTGTTACGGCGTTTGGCTCCAGCAATAAGCCGCCACTGTGATAATTATACCGGTTCGCACTGAGCCCCTAATTTTATTCCATGGGGGCATTTCCCACACTCTCCACCACGCACATGTGGAACAGCCCCGCCACACTCTGTAGGGTCTCCAATGTGGCATTTATTTCTCATATTACAAATGACTTTTCCATTTAGGAGAGCTTTTCTTCTCTTTGATTGTAGCCGCAAGAGCTGGCCAGATATAACCATCTCTTTATCACAAAATCCTACCGGCCAATCTTCCAAAATGCCAAATTCATTTGGTTGAAGTATCTTTCCATCATATTTAAAATTAACATTACTAAACAGGATTTCATCTTCCAAAATTGCAAGACGAATCAAATCGATCGGCAACGATGTCGAGACCTTGAAGCAGTAATCCGCTTTCATATTCTTGACTGTGTCGATCCATATTTGATAATTGAAATCCGAGACAGCTATCCCCTCCTCACAATATTCTATCGTTATCATTCACCCTCCTTTAAAAAAAGTTATCCGCCCAGGCGATCCAAGCAGCTATAGGTTACTTATACGAATCGCCACCCTCCACCAGTGGTTCCATTAGGGGCGGGCGGACAACAATATCTCACTCTTTATAAGGAACACTCATGAAGCGCCACTCATCGGTATGCGATGACTTGCAAGTAGCATTATGAAATCTTATGATATTTTGTTTTTCCATTATCACATCGAGTTCAATACCAGCCTCTGCGATCTCTTTGTCAACATTATTACTTTTGATGGCAGCATCCCATATGATAGATGCTTGATCGAGACTGATACCCATCTCCTCACCACCATAAAACGCATACCATTCGCGAACATTATTTGCATGCATTGTCATTCTCCAATTAAAAGGTCGGCCGCATCGCAAACCAACTACCTTCGCAAATAGTTGATTGGGTCAAGCGAAACTAGTCACCCCACCACGCTCTTATAATACTATCCACTTCACTGTCGGCGATATCGCCCCCGAC